GTGGACAGATGGGTGTAGTACAGCGTGGACGCAAGCGCAAGACTATGCTTTACCTATCCGACAAGATAGGTTTCATGGACGCATTGTACAAGGACTTGACACGCTTTAGCACACGCAACACTAAGCGTGATGTCAAGCCATGTATCAGACTGAATGGCACTAGCGATATTCAGTATGAAAAGACAGGTATCATGGAACGATTTCCAGAGATACAGTTTTACGATTATACCAAGATTGTAAAACGTGCGTATGCCAAGCTACCCAAGAATTATCACTTGACGTTATCCTACAGCGAAGCAGACAAGGACTATGCAGAACAAGTATATCAAGCTGTACTTGACACAGGTGTCAACATGGCTGTAGTATTCAGAGACAAGCTACCCAAAACATTCAGAGGGTTGCGTGTTATCAATGGGGATGCAGACGATTTGAGATTCCTTGACCCTAAAGGTGTAGTAGTAGGACTAAAAGCAAAAGGCAAAGCGAAGCATGACACGTCAGGCTTTGTGATTGACGCATAGGGTTTCCCCAAGTCGAATGAGTATAAACATGGTTAAGCCTATACACGACTATAAATAAAACGTAGGTAGCTTTGACGGTGGCTTCACGAGAAAACCGTCACATAATTACGAAGGTTGTTGGTCTTGAATAAAGATATCATACAGCTTTCCAGAGGGGTGGCACTGGTTCTACCTATTCGTAGATAAAACTGTCACCCCTTGCCCTTTATCATACAGGAGAAACACCATGACTTACGAAATTGACCATATAGAAATTGTTAGACAAGAATGTTCCAACAGAGTGAACCCATATATGGAAAGGTCAGAGAAAAAAGAGTTTGCTGACTATGTAATGGAACGTCAACACGTTTTTGATGATTATATGCAACAAGCATGGATGGATTTGTATGAAAATTTTAAACAGGATTTTGGATATGATACGAAGGATTAATCCAATAGCAAAAGCCATGCTACAGAACAGGAGAAGGGCAAGCGTAGTGCCACCCAAGAAGGGTAAGGGTAGCTATGACAGAAAGAAAAAAGAACCAACACAGAAGGAGCTAGACCTATGTTAGAAACTGTTTTTCTATGCCTTGCTATGAATGTGTACCATGAAGCACGTAACCAATCTTTTATTGGGCAAGTGGCAGTGGCACAAGTTGTGATGAATCGTGTAAAGGATAACCGCTTTCCTAATGATGTGTGTGAGGTAGTTACACAAGGACAGACGTACTCATGGAAGCCTGATGTACCTATAAGGAATAGGTGTCACTTCTCATGGTACTGTGACGGCAAGAGTGACAAGCCACGTGATGCAGAGGCATGGGAGATGTCTAAGCTAGTGGCAGGGGGTGTGTTGCTTGGACACCTAGATGACTTTGTTGAGGGTGCAACACACTACCATGCTACATATGTCATGCCAGAATGGGCAGAATCAAAACAGTATGTGGTACGAATAGATGACCACGTTTTCTACAGATGGGAGTATTGATATGAATGTACTAAGTTTATTTGATGGGAGTGCTTGTACTCGTGTTGCCTTAGACAGACTAGGCATACCCGTTACTAAGTATTATGCGTCAGAGATAGATAAGTATGCTATCAAGGTAGCAATGGCAAACTATCCTGACATTGTACAGATGGGTGACATTACAAGTAGGGCTTTTGCCAACTGGCTAAATGCAGTCGCACCACAAGGTAAGATTGACCTGCTTGTAGGTGGCTCACCATGTCAGGGGTTTAGCTTTGCAGGTAAGCAGTTAAACTTTGATGACCCACGTAGTAAATTATTCTGGGAGTATGTCAGAGTGTTACGCAAACTCAAGCCTAAGTATTTCTTGCTTGAGAATGTACGTATGAAACAGGAGTATCAGGACGTGATATCTGATGCACTAGGTGTCAAGCCTATCGCTATCAACAGTAGGCTTATGTCTGCACAGAACCGACAGCGTTTGTATTGGACAAACATACCCAATGTCACACAGCCAGATGACAAAGGGCTTGTGCTACAGGATATACTTGAGTATGGCTTTGCTGATAGAGAGAAGTCACATTGCCTTGATGCCAACTACTTCAAGGGTGGCAATCTCAAGACATACTTTACCAAGCACCGCAGACAGTTAGTGTTTAGTAGTGATGGCTTATGTCATGTTGCAGACGCTGACCTCAATGGTAACGATAGCATCAAGCGTGTTTATCACCCACTAGGTAAAGCACCTACGCTAACGACAGGTACAGGGGGCAACCATGAACCCAAGATATTGTGTGGTGCATGGCGAGGCAGGTACACAGTCGATGGTATCAGACAAGACCACAAGCACAAGGTGGCAGGTATGACAGAGCAACGTCTGGAAGTACGCATGGATGGCAAGACCAATAGCTTGACCACAGTACAGAAAGATAACGTGGCAGTAGATATATCAGAGTTACAATGGCGTAAGCTAACACCACTTGAGTGCGAGAGATTGCAGACATTACCCGACAACTACACCAATCATGTGTCCAACACGCAACGATACAAGATGTTAGGCAATGGCTTTACAGTTGACGTGATAGCACACATATTGAAAGGAATCAAATGATGAAGATGAGAGTGTATAGATACGTATCACACTACGACATAGAAGCATACAAACTTATGGGGTGGGTAGTTATACAACAGCTACACGCACATCATGGTAGCCATGCAGTATTGATGGAGAAACCTAATGATTAAAAAGATACTTACATTCTGGATGAACAAGGATGAGATGCAAGACCCAAGCATGGATAATGTGTTACGCTTTGCTATAATGTTTGTGTTTGCTTGTGGTGCATACATAGTTGTGATAGAGTTATTAAAGAAAGGAATATGTGAATGCTAAAGTTATATAATATGATTATGGATGATGCAAAGAATCCATTGTCTAACATACCTGATATCAACACAAGGCATATGATAATGCAGGTATTAGCGTGGATGTGGTGTATCATATTCAGTATGTCATTAGGCTCTATCGTAGCATTTGGCATCAGTGCCATAGCACATACACTATTACTGGCAGGAGTGTTTATTACTGTCGGTGTGTTTCAAACAGCCAAGCGTAAGCCACAGTATTTTGGTGGACTTGGCAGAGGTGCAGGAGGTGAGCATGAATAGATATACAGATGACCAGATAGCCAATGCTTGCATGAAATATGTGGATGATTGGGATATGAAAACACTATTGCGTTTTGCATATGATGAGATGTATAAATTCTACACACAAGATGCGGATGAAGATACGCTTAATGAGTTTATGCAGGAGAATGAGCATGAATAGATTTATTATAGAAGAAGATGTCAACGATATAGCTAAGTCACTATGTGACCAACACGTTGTCAAGATGCCATTGGAAGAAGCGCAGATGCTATGCACTAGCCTATGGCATCATGCACCAGAGTATGCAGAAGCCTGTGATTTGTACAAGCCTGTACATCAGAAGCATCCATGCACCCTGTGGGCAATGGAGAATCGTGCCAATTACAGATGGGCTTACAGTCTATACACAGCCATGCTAGGTGAGTATCACCACAGGTATGGCAAGTGGCATGGTGCAGGTAAGCATAGCATCGCTTTGTACAGAGGACGGCATCTGTTACCAGATGGTGACGTGACAGCACACCCACAGTGTTTCAGTGGACACGATGAACTAAAGACAGAAGAAGATTATCCTATACAAGCATATCGTGCCTTTTATAGGGTTGACAAGTTAAGATTCGCACGATACAATAGAGGACGTAACATGCCACAATGGTTATATAAAACAATATCAGTTGCAGAAAAGGAGAATAAATATGCCACTTGATTTTACAAACACACTAGACCCAATACCAGAACACCTAGACTTTGAGGTAGAGCATGAGCCTACCAAGTTTAAGGGCAAGAAGTATGTCATCAATAAAAATACAGGAGAGTACATCGGCATAGTAGGGGATAACTTCCCTGCAATAGGACATGCAAAGTTCTTTACGCAGGTGCAAGAGGAGATAGTTAATACACTTCAACCTCATCAAACTGCTGATGCAGAGATTGCATGGAAAGATTCTCACAATAATGCTTGGGCTTTGATGGACATTACATTACCAAATGTGAAGACAAACATCACAACAGAAAAACATTCTACTACTATAGCACAGCGTATCATAGCATTACGTGGTATAGATGGTAGCTGTTCCAACCAAGCATACTTTGGTGCGATAGATTTCTTCTGTACAAATGGACAGATACGAGGTGAGCATGACAAGGTTAGACGTAAGAACACATCTAACTTTAGCATGGATAGGTTCATACAGGACTTGAGAAACTCAGAACATTCCTTTCATAACTATTCGCATAGACTACAGACACTAGCCAATAAAGCGTTATGGTCTGGTGATGTGAAAGCTATGCTTGAAAAGCTATTCAAGTCAGATAAAAGAGTAGAGAAGATGATGCAGTTGTACTTCCAAGAAACATCCATACGTGGACACAATGGTTGGGCATTGTACTCAGCCTTTACAAACTATGCAACCTATGCAGATGAGCGCAATGGTTTCAAGTTACGTAACACAGGCAACGATACAGCATCAGAGTCTATGTTCAAGCGAGAGCATGAGGTTCTACAATGGACAGAAAGCAAATATTTTAAGGAGTTAGTAGCTTAATGTTAGATAGAAGCAAATCAGTAGGTATGCTTGTAGGACTTGCAGTGGGTGACGCTTTAGGCGCACCCCTTGAGTTCAGACCCAGAAGGGATGAGGATAACTACGTAAGAGAATATACAACTGGTGGCACTCATGGTGTCACCATAGGAGAGTGGACAGATGACACAGCTATGGCAATGGCAATGGCAGATGCCCTTATAAAAAATAAGGGTGCATTCAATGCATCAGATATTATGGACAACTTTGTTGCTTGGAAAAACGAAGGAGAATATATACCAAGAGGAGTGTGCTTTGATATTGGAATGACTACAGTAAAAGCGTTGCGTCACTACGAAGCACTAGGTAAAAAAGACAACCCTTACGTAGGTTTAAATAGTTCTGATTCATCTGGCAATGGTGGCATCATGCGTCTAGCACCTGCTATAATTGTGGCAGATAGTTTATGTCAGGCTGTTGAGTATGCAGTGTGTTCTACCATGCTTACCCATGCTTCACCTGAATGTATCAGGTATGCTAGATTATTAGCAGAAGAAATATGGTTTGGCTTTCATAGAAGAGCTAATGATAAGTATCGATTACCTAAGAATACACCACGAGAAGACGTTATGTCTGGTGGATACGTAAAAGAAACCTTCCAAGCTGCATGGTGGTGCTTTCTAAATACCAAAACATTTGAGGACTGTGTTATAGAAGCAGTTAATCTAGGTCACGATACTGATACAACAGGTGCTGTTGCAGGTATGATTGCAGGTGCTTGGTACGGTATCGAAAATATACCAAAACATTTTAGAGATAATCTACAATGGTATGATGAGATATTTAAAACAGCAATACAACTATACGAATTGAGAGGAAAGCATGACAAACTTACCTAGATATACACAAGCACAGAAATATGCTGATGGCACTAGGTTCTATCGCTTTAACCCACCTCAAAAATATATTGAGTTAGGTTTAGTGGAGCGTGAGAGTTTAGGTAGCATGGGCAAACCTGCCTTTGCTCGTGCCAAAGAACTAAACAATATTATATCTGAACATCAAGAAATGGAGAGACAAGCAAAACAAAATGTACCAAGAACTATGCGTCAAGTAGTAGCGGTGTACTATCAATCTTATTACTTCATTAAGTTGAAACCTAAAACGCAGTTACAGTACAAGCAATTTATTGATACAGCTTTATCTACTTGTATAAACAATCGTCAGTTGTCGAAGATAGATGTAAAAGATATCTCTGCTGTAACTGCTAATCGTGCATACCAAGAGTGGTTAACGCGAGGTGTACACATGGCTAACCATATATGTAGTGCTATGAGTATGGTGTATAATTATGCAATAAATACAGGGTATTGTGAGGTGAATCCCTTCTCACGCATTAAGAAGGAGACACCACAACAGAGAAAAATTGTTTGGACAAAAGAAAATATAACTAAGTTTCTTGACATTGCATACTCAGATTTTGAGTACAGAAATGTGGGATTGATATTTCAAATGACATACGAATGGTGTCAGCGTGTAGGTGATATGCGTGTATTAACTTGGGATGCTATTGACTTTGAGAAGAAGCGTGTAATTATTTTACAATCTAAGCGTGATGCACAGGTAGAACTACCCATTGATGATGACCTGTATGATATGTTAGTACAACAGGAGCAAGACTTTGGCTTTCAACCTTACGTTGCACCTAGACCTACAGCATACAGGGGTGTGTATGAACCATACACGATGTATAAATTACCATTACATGCACGTAAGCTGATGGATGACGCTGGATTATCTAAGGAACTACGCTTATCTGATCTAAGGCGTACAGGTGTGACTGAAATGGTTGATGCAGAGGTAGGTATAGGACAAATCATGTCGGTTACAGGACATGCTGACCCACAATCAGTAAAGCCGTACCTAAAAAATACATATGTCAGTGCAAATAATGCCTTGACAGCACGTAAGAATACATGATATAAGCACTAAACTGCCGCAGGGAACTAATATATTATATAACTATAATAATATATAACTGTATATAGAAAGGACACGTATATGATTAATCCAAGTGACTATGATGTTGCCAATGGCGAGACTAAACGCATGAACTGTCCTGTCTGTAAGGGTGACAGAACATTTAGTATCACTAATGATATGGGTAATCTTGTATGGAACTGCTACAAGGTGAGTTGTACTGTCAGTGGTGGTACTCGTGTGCCATTGTCTATCAGTGACGTACAGAAACGCCTTAACCCTGTTACTGATACAACAGAGGATACATTTGAGTTACCTGCATACGTAGTCCCACATCGTAATAAACGTGCCGTTGTTAAGTGGTGCGCTGAGTGGGGTATCAATGAGGATGAACATGCCCTGATGTATGATGTAAAGGAAGACCGCGTGGTATTCCCTGTCGTACATGATGGCAAGTTAGTTGATGCAACAGGCAGGACATTGAGTAAACGTATTCCTAAATGGAAAAGATATGGAAAAAGTGGCTTGCCATACACGTCAGGTTGTGGTAAAGTCGCCGTAGTTGTTGAGGACTGTGTGAGTGCGGCCATTGTTGGTTATGGTTCCTTTGTCGGGGTTGCGCTTCTTGGTACATCTCTCCAAGATTCGCATAAAAGGTATCTTGCACAGTTCTCAACGGCAGTGATTGCACTAGACCCCGATGCGCTAGTAAAATCAATACAGATGGTAAAAGAACTGAGAGGCTACGTAGAAAATGTACGGTTGCTAAAGTTGCAAGATGATATAAAATACAGAAACCCGACAGACATGGATAAGCTAGATGCTATCCACAAACAGATAGGAGAATAACCACATGGAATTATCACTAATCAGAAGCCTAATGAACAGGGAGTTTTACGAGGAGCATCGTGGCGCACGTTGTCCTGACCGCTTGTTCAGTAAAGATGTACGTAAAATAAAGCAGTCTATCGACAGTGCTATGGAACGATATGAACGTACTGTGACACCCGATGAAATTGAGGCGTTGTTCATGGCAAACAATCCAACGCTGACTACTGCACAGAAGCAAGCCTATTCATCCCTGTTCAACAACATCAAACGTGAACAGCCGATGGGCAGTGACGTAGCACAAGAGGTGCTATCCAAGCTGTTCCAGAAGGTCATTGGCGAAGAGATTGCCACACTAGGATGTGACTACGTGGATGGTATGCAGACTAGCCTTGACCCACTGCGTCAGATACTTGAGCAGTATGGTGATGACTTTACACCTAGTGCCAAGGTTGAGTGGGATGACATCGAACTTGAGACATTGCTTGCACGTAATGACCTTGAGGCACGATGGACATTCAATATCCCCAGCCTGACACGTAAGGTGGAAGGTGTGAACGCTGGTCACTTGATTGAGGTGGGTGCTAGACCCAACACAGGTAAGACATCATTTCATGCCTCACTGATTGCATCGCCCGGCGGCTTTGCACATCAGGGTGCTAACTGCATTATCTTGTGTAACGAGGAAGGCTATCACCGTGTCGGTGCTAGATACCTGACTGCCGCTACTGGTATGACTATGCAGGAAATCAAGAAGAACCCAAGCAAGGCACGTGACTTGTATGCACCTGTCAAAGAACGTATCAAGATCAAGGATGCTACAGGTCGTGACATGGCGTGGGTGGAGTCTATATGTAAGGCGTACAAGCCTGATCTGGTGCTTCTGGACATGGGTGACAAGTTTGCCAAGACAGGTGGCTTTGCAAGACCTGACGAGGCTTTGAAGGCTAATGCAGTACACTGCACGTATGATTGCCAAGCAGCATGAGCTGCGCTGTATTTTACATGTCTCAGCTATCTGCAGAGGCAGAAGGTAAGGTCATACTGAATCAGAGCATGATGGAAGGTAGTAGGACAGGTAAAGGCAGCAGAGGCTGACCTAATGATACTGATCGCCAAGAACCCACCTCTGCAGGGTCAGGAAGAAGAGGATATTGAACGCCATCTGAACGTGGTAAAAAATAAGTTGACAGGATGGCATGGTGATGTAACATGTCAGCTAGAATATCAGACAGCGAGGTATACAGCATGAAACTAACACTAGACGTAGAGAACACAACAACAAAAAGAAATGGTAAGTTACATCTTGACCCATTTGAGCCTACTAATTCTTTAACTATGGTTGGTATGTTAACAGATACAGGTTTAGAAAGACGCATTACATTTGACCACAGTGAGGTTATGCCAACACCTAATGGGCATGAGCAAGTGCAAGAATGGTTAGACAAAGCTACTATATTAATAGGACATAACATTGCCTATGATTTAGTTTGGTTGTGGGAGTCGGGCTTCAAGTATGACGGTGCAGTGTTTGATACAATGCTTGTTGAGTACGTCTTACAGAGAGGAATAAAAGAACCTCTATCACTAGAGGCTTGTGCAAATAGGTATGAATTAGATACTAAGAAACAAGATACATTGAAACAATACTTTGCTAAAGGTTACACTACTCGTGATATACCATTAGTTGAATTGTCTATGTATCTGTCGTCAGACTTACATGCCACTCAACAATTATCAGATAGGCTATACACTAGATTGAATACACATAAAGATGCTAGTCTAATGTCTACTGCTATTCTTACTAATAAAGTAGCAGTGTCATTAGCTAAGATATATCATAGAGGATTCAAGGTAGACCTATACAAGTTAGATGAAGTTAAGAAAGAATTTGAAAAGGAGAAATTAGAACTAGAATCAAAACTAAGTATACATGTAAATAAATTAATGGGTGACACTCCTATCAATCTCAATAGTCCAGAGCAGTTGTCTTGGGTTATATATGGTAGGAAAGTTATTGATAAAACAGAGTGGGCTAATTGTATTGACAATTACATGGAGCAAAGTTTATTCCGAAATTTAGTACAGAGCCACACTTCTGTTTTGTATAAAACAAAAGCAGAACAATGTGATGAATGCAGAGGAGAAGGATATGTTCAAAAGTTTAAGAAAGATGGTAAACCCTACGCACGAAAAAACAAATGTCAAATCTGTGACACCAAAGGGTTCTTATTCAAGAACACAAGTGAAAGAGCAGGACTTAAATTCAAACCACCTACACCAAAGTGGGCAAGTGCTAATGGCTTCTCAACCAGCAAGAACAACTTGCAATTGCTTGAGGCAGGTGCTAAGTCAAAAGGTATGGAAGATGCAGTTGAGTTCTTGGCAAAGGTTAAGCGGCTTAGTGCTGTTGACACTTACCTGTCATCGTTTGTTGATGGCATCAAGAACTACACCAAGCAAGATGGTATGCTGCATGTCAGCCTACTACAACATCGCACTGCGACAGGTCGTCTGTCTGGTGCTAATCCAAATATGCAGAACATGCCACGTGGCGGCACGTTTCCTGTAAAGAAGGTATTTGTGTCACGATGGGATGGTGGTAAGATACTTGAGGCTGACTTTGCACAGCTAGAGTTTCGTGCTGCCGCATACTTATCACAGGATGGAGTTGCAATTGAAGAAGTTTCTACTGGATTTGATGTACATGCATACACCGCTGAAGTTATTACCAATGCTGGTCAGCCTACGAGTAGACAGGATGCAAAAGCGCATACATTTGCGCCACTCTACGGGGCCACTGGGTTCGGAAGGACGGCAGCAGAAGCAGCCTACTACGAACACTTCAACGACAAGTACACGGGGGTTGCCACTTGGCATTCCAAGTTGGCTACGGAAGCTATCACAACACAGAAAATAGTAACCCCATCTGGACGTGAGTTTTCATTCCCCGATGTTGTACGTAAAGCAAATGGCCGTGTTTCATACTTTACACAGATAAAAAACTACCCGGTACAGTCTTTTGCTACGGCTGATATTGTACCAATTGCCCTATTACATATTGATAACCTGCTTGACAACATGCAGTCGTGTGTAGTAAACACAGTACATGATTCTATTGTCATAGATGTACACCCAGATGAAGAAAGGAAGGTGCTAGATATAATTGACTTGACTAACAAAGAACTGCCTAATTTGATTACATTGAGATGGGGCATTGACTTCAATGTTCCTCTCTTACTTGAGTCAAAAATAGGATCAAATTGGCTTGACACTAAAGACGTAGCGTGATATAACTACGGTTCTAAACTCTGAAGAAAGGAGAAATGTATGACACAATTGACAACAGTAGATACGAACAACTATGCCGCTATGGCGAAAGCTATGGGCATAGCACATGAGAAGACTTCATCTTCTTCTAGTTCACTTGCACGTCTACGCATTAGCCATTCACCCATCATGGGTACGGCTGAAGTTAACGGCAAGAAGGTGAACGTAGAAGTGGTAGAAGGCGGCGCATATAAGCTAGAGATTCCTGACGGACCTACACATTACGCTACCGCTATCAAGATGCGTCCTTTCATGCAACGCTTCATGCACAAGCGTTTCGTGCAGGGTGATGTAAAGAACCCTAATCGTTACGTGAAGAGCGTGATGGCTGACACACTGGACATTGACCTCAAGGACAATGACGGTGGGTTCAACTGTGGTAAACCCGCAGGATACATCAAAGACTTCAAAGCACTCCCGCAGTCACAGCAAGACCTGCTCAAGCAGATCAAGCGTGTACGTGTTGTCTTTGGTGAGGTGGAGTTGAGTTGATTAACCCAACGAATGAGAACGGTGAGCCTGTTGAAGTAGCACCTACCCCGTTCATCTGGGAGATTGATAACCGTGATGCCTTTAAGGAAATCGGTTCCAGCTTCACTACTTTGGCAAAGATGCAACGCTTGCCCATTCAGCACATAATCACTGCTAACACCAGTGAGCGTAAGATTCCAACAGGTGCCTCCTACTTTGTGCCTGTGGCATCGCTGGATGTCTCAAATACCATTGAGTTGACTGAACAGGATCAGGCATTGTTCGGTGACTTCATGTCATGGATTGATAACTACAACAACTACATTATCAATGCATGGGCAGAGAAGGCTAACTCCAAAATGGAAGATGACGATGTTGATGTTGTCGATGACATGGTTGACATTGAAATTGATGAAGAGGTAGCGTAATGCATCACCGTGCTGAACTTGCACTCCATCAATATATGGAGGATGCAGTCAAAGGCAAAACAGAGATGTCTGAGGAGACAATTGAACAAGTCTCTTCCGACATTGCTGAAGCACTGCACAAGCAGTTCGGCAGCGGTAAAAAGCGGGGCGACTTTAAACTACGGATGTCAAACGTAGGTCGCCCCACTTGCCAACTTTGGTATGAAAAGAATAAGCCAGAGGCGGCATTGCCGATGCCGACTACATTCATAATGAACATGATGCTTGGCGATATTGTTGAGGCAGTATTCAAGGGTCTGTTGAGAGAAGCAGGAGTACAATATGAAGAACCTGAACATGTCACACTTGAACTGGATGGTGCATCCGTTAATGGAACATATGATATTGTTGTTGATGGTGCAGTCGATGATGTTAAGTCAGCATCTAATTGGTCCTATACTAACAAGTTTGAATCATATGAAACGCTGGCTGATGGAGATGGCTTTGGTTATGTAGGGCAACTAGCTGGTTATGCTAAGGCATCTGGTAAGTATGTAGGTGGCTGGTGGGTAGTCAATAAAGCCAACGGTCAATTCAAGTATGTGCCAGCGGCAGGACTTGACCGTTGATGCATGAGTTGGCAATGATTAAAGACACAGGCCGATACTATGGAAGAGAAACAGGTTTGAGCGTTGCTTTGAGGCAGTGCCTGAGACATTCCGTGGTGAAGCCTACAGGCACACCGTGTTAGGTACTGAGTGTGGCTTCTGCCGTTACAAGTTCACATGGCTGTGCCCGACTGCAGGAAACTATCTGCCGTTGCATCACAAGCCAAGCAACCTAAGACTGTCGCATACGTGTCACTTGCTGACGAGTATAAGGACAAGGACGTTCTTCAAGGACGCGTCAATGTAATGGCCTAACGCCAAAGCAATTTCGTGCCGCACGGAAGTATCGATATAGGAGTGGTCTGGGACACAAGGTTTCTATCTATCGTTGACGAACTGAAAGATATAAGTATGAGTATGAAAAGTACAAGATTGAATGGGAAGACCTTGCATATCGCACCTATACTCCAGACTTCGTGCTGGATAACGGTATCATCATTGAGACAAAGGGTATGTTTACAGCAGCAGATAGACGCAAGCATCTTGCAATAAGAAGCAACACCCTAAGTTAGATATACGATTTGTGTTTGAGAACAGCAGACGTAAGCTACGTAAAGGTGCTAAGTCTACATATGCAGAGTGGTGTATCAAGTATGGTTTCAGATACTATGACCGCATCATACCAGAGGATTGGCTAAAAGAGAAAGGTAAGAACAAACACCCAAAGTTTATCAAGTTCACTGGAACAAAGTAAAAAGGAGAATAGTAAATGACAATGAAGATATACCAATGAAATGAAGATTTTATATTGATCAGACCTCTAAGCTAGAAGATGGGGAATGGACAGGAGAGATTGATATATCTATATCATAACCAGCAGATAATCCTTTGATGATGAAGACTATAGTCAGGTAATGCACTTTGTAAGATGATGTGCTGCTACTGTACCTATTATGGAAGCACAAGAAGCTAGAGACTTAGTGCATCAATTATGTTATGAGATGTAAGGACAATGAGATGAAGTTAGAAGAGATAGAGGTAGAGATGGGCGTAGAGAAAGAGTATGACGGTAACGTAGTTCATCTCAACTTCAACACTAAGACAGGAGGTAATGCATGAGACACGAGGCGTACATGAAACAGATGATGGAAGAAGCGGAGAAAGCTGGCAAGGAAGCCTATGGCAATGTGGACATGGTGAACAGCCCACCACACTACAATCAAACAGGTATTGAGTGTATTCATGCTATCTCTGCAGCCACTAACGATGGCTTCAAGTACTACCTACAGGGAAACATCCTCAAGTACCTGTGGCGTTTTGACTACAAAGATAAACCGCTTGAGGATTTGAAGAAGGCCCAGTGGTATCTGGATAAGTTGATTGAAGAGGTAATGGCAAATGGTGAGAGTTAAAATGTTCATCACATTGGATATTGACGAGGAGGAATACCCCGTACCCGCTGATGGGCAGGTTGGGGAGGAGATAGAGGATGGCATACGTGAATACTTTTATGATGTAAACGGTGCCGACATTAGAACAATGAGAACAATAACGGAGTGACAGATATGAACAATTATCTACCAACAGACTACCAAAACTTCATCGCGCTATCACGGTATGCCCGATGGAAAGAAGATGAACAACGCCGTGAGACATGGGGTGAGACAGTAGAACGCTACTTTGACTACATGAAGAACATCTGTACTAGTACGTGCAGATATGCTATGCCAGAAGAACTTACGTGGCGAACTAGAAGAGGCTGTACTGAAACCAAGACATCATGCCTAGCATGAGAGCCTTGATGACTGCTGGCCCTGCACTAGACCGCTGCCACGTGGGTGCATACAACTGTTCCTACGTGCCTGTAGACAGCCCTAGAGCCTTTGATGAGACTATGTACATACTTATGTGTGGAACAGGTGTAGGCTTCTCTGTAGAGCGTGAGAACGTGGATAAAGCTGCCAATTGTTAATGAGGTAATGCACGACACAGATACAGTAATCAAAGTAGGTGACAGCCGCCCCGGTTGGTCAAAGTCTCTGCGTGAACTTATCTCTTGCTATACGCTGGTCAGATACCAAGTGGGATGTATCAGAGGTGCGTCCTGCAGGTGCAAGACTAAAGACATTTGGTGGTCGTGCTCAGTGGCCCAGCACCACTAGAAGAACTGTTTGAGTTTGTCATTGAGCAAGTTCAAGGGTGCAGCAGGTCGTAGACTATATCCCTATTGAGTGTCACGATATCATGTGTAAGATTGGTGAGGTTGTAGTTGTCGGTGGTGTACGCCGTAGCTGCACTTATTCAGCCTGTCTAATCTTGAATGATGACCAGATGGCACATGCTAAGTCAGGTCAGTGGTGGGAGAATGAAGGACAACGTGCGTTGGCTAATAACTCTGTAGCCTACAAAGGCAAGCCAGAGATGGGTACATTCATGCGTGAGTGGGTGTCACTGTATGAGAGTAAGTCAGGTGAGCGTGGTATCTTCAATCGTGAAGCAGCAAAGACAAGCAGCTAAGAATGGCAGACGTGATACTGAACATAGATTTCGGCTGCAATCCCTTGCAGTGAAATTATCTTACGTCCATATCAGTTCTGTAATCTGTCAGAGGTAGTAGCACGTGCTAGTGATACACAGCAGACACTGCGTGAGAAGGTACGCTTGCTACAATCTTGGGTACGTTCCAGTCTACACTGACTGACTTCAAATACTCTGCGTAATGTATGGAAGAAGAACACAGAGGAAGAGCGTTTGCTTGGTGTGTCACTGACAGGTATCATGGACAATGACTCTGCTCAGGGTACAGTCGCACACTTGGCAAGAACATTAGTGCAGACACTGGAAGCATTGCAGTGACAGAGCAGTAGAGACTAATGCTAGCTATGGCTGAACAGCTAGGTATTCCACAGTCAACAGCTATCACATGTGTCAAGCCTAGTGGTACAGTGTCACAGCTTGTTGACAGTGCATCAGGCATTCATGCTAGGCACAACCCACACTACATTCGTACTGTACGTGGTGATAACAAAGACCCACTAACACAGTTCTTAGTAGCAGAAGGTATACCAGCAGAGCCTGACGTAATGAAGCCTGACAGCACTACAGTGTTTAGTTTTCCAATGCAGTCACCCTCTGGTGCAGTAACACGTACAGGTATGACAGCTATTGAACAGCTTGACTTGTGGCTACTATATCAGAGACACTGGTGTGAGCATAAACCATCTGTCACTATCTCTGTGAAAGAGCATGAGTGGATGGAAGTAGGTTCATGGGTGTATGAAAACTTTGATGAGGTATCAGGCATTAGCTTCTTACCATTTAGTGAGCATACATATCAGCAAGCACCTTATCAGGATATCAACAAAGACAAATACACTGAACTGTTTGCACGTATGCCTGACGCAGTTGACTGGTCTTTGTTGCCTGAGTTTGAGAAAGAAGATAATACATCAGGTGGACGTGAGTTAGCTTGTTCAGCAGGAGTGTGTGAAGTAGTGGATTTGACTGCGGCATGAGTGACGCAATTGAAATCAAAGTAGTTGAGATGATTGAAAATAAAGACGGTTCAGTCACAATGCACCTAAATATGTGTACACAAGCACAAGCTATGCTCATAGAGGCTGGTATCATCTCTCTTCTGAACAAACACATAGATGAGATGGAGGAAAAATGAAATACGTTCCCGGATATTTAGGAAACAAAAGAGAACACATATATACAACAGGAGATACAATGAAAAAATTAGCACTAGAAAATTACTTGACAAGGTTCATAAGATATGTTATAGATTGGCGTAAGACTAGAAATGTGATACGTCAACTACACAATCTATCTGATAGAGAACTAGAAGATATAGGTGTCAATAGACACGAGATAGAAAGACTAGCTTATACGGAGATACAAAGAAAGAACTATGAGAAGTAAAGCATGGCGAGTATGGGCAAAAACAATTGGGAGCAAGATATCAGATGATGAAAGTGAAAGCGATATTGCCGCTATGCTACGTACCTTTTGGGTACTCACTCATCTGGTTGCTTGCTTTTTTATTATTATACATAATGGGGTCAAGCTAGGATGGTTTTAAAGGAGAAAAAATTGGAAGAAAATAATTTACGGTACGAAGCAAACCCTTATACAGGAAAACCTATGTACTATAAAGATAATCCCGAAGCAGTAAAAAAGAGAGATGAAAAAAGAATGTATGTTAATGGGAAAGAGATTTCTAAATCTCACCCATTGCATAAACCCGGAAGATATAAATCTCTTGATGACGCTTGGTCACACAATAAGATTGAAACAGTTAATGAAGGAGAGGTATATGCTATAACAAACAAAGCGTGGAAAGGTTGGATTAAAATTGGTAAAGCTGTGGATTCTGAGGATAGATTAAATAACTATCAAACATCCTCACCTTTTAGAGACTATGAAGTTTTTATAGCAATGAAAGTAACTAACAGGCATGAGGCTGAACAGTTTATGCACAAATTATTTAGCCAATATGCTAAAGAAAGAAAAGGTGAATGGTTTAAAATATCAAAAGATACTACAAGAGAGTTATTCAATGAATACGAAAACCAAACTAACGTGGCTTGAATATGAAATGGCTAAATGGCAAGAGGAGAAATATCCTAACATGCAATTAAATGAATATCAAAAGAAAGCAAAGTCATATGCAATCTATCCTGAATCATACAGGATAACTTATCCTGCTCTTGGATTAGCAGGTGAGGCAGGTGAGATAGCCAACAAGGTTAAGAAGTTAATACGTGATGGCTACAATCAAGAAGACTATGAACAGAAGAAGATAGACATAGCCTTTGAGATAGGGGATGTGTTATGGTACTGTGCCACACTTGCACAAGACTTGGACGTACCTTTATCCGTTATTGCTACTCAGAACTTAGATAAGCTAGAGGATAGGAAACAACGCAATGCTATTCACGGTGATGGGGATAATAGGTAGAGAAAAAAGAAGGGGCTTAATTGCCCCTTTTTACTAACCCACCTTTTTTAAATGTGTCGGCTGACATAAACAGCAATTGTTTTAATCCTTTATATTGCATAAGACCACCGTCAAGTGGATTTTGTTTGTCTACTAAATTTATACCTGCTGTTCTTAACATATTTATTTCATCCTTACTAAAGTCATTCAAGCTACTATCTTCAAACAAGGCTTTCTTTATTAAAGACTTAGGAATATTTCTAAGACTACTTGTCTCTACTATAGAAGCACTGGGTGTAATATCCGTCATAGGATACACTGATTGTTTTGGTGTATTCAATTTTATTTCTTTTAATATTTCTTTTAACACCACAACATTTCTTGCTTTTTGTTTTGCTCCACTCTTAGCTAAAGCCATAGCAAGTGTGTTCATAGATTCAATATTAAAATTTTGTTTTGTTAGCAGAGAATCGAATGTACCTCTTGCAGCATATTGTTCTGTGTACTTACCTAACATTTGCAATTGATTAAAATAATTTTTTAATTTATCGTAAGCTTCTAAAGAAGTTTTAGTGTTAAAGTAAACCATGTCAGGTAAAATATTTGTTCGTATATTGTCTGCATCTCGTACTAATTTATTTGCTAGTTGCTGACCTTGAACCACTCTGTCTACTCTGGATAATTGCCCTGTAGCAGGGAATTTATCTGTAGCTTTAGGCACACCGTATTCTTCCATAAGGTCTTCGATTTCTTTACTGTCTCTTAAATCTAAATCTTCTTCACTAGGATACTTATTATCTGGGTCAAGCTTTCTTACACGTAACTCATCAGGTCTTAGTACAGCAGTTTCAGCTTCTAAGTGAGAAGATTTAGGAAGATTATACCCTACTAACTTACCTTCTGTATCATCAAATACTTTATCTTCCATCATATTACCAAACCCAGCATTGTAATTATCATAGTTTTTCCGTGACATATTTAGTGTTCTTGCACTAGGCAATTCCATAAAAACTACATTGGATGTTTTAAATCCACCGAATCCACCTTTGATAGAAACAAGTGAGTCACGAGAAGTTGATAGAGCCTTATTTCCTAACTCCATATGTATTCCTACACTGTCACCCTGTAACCCTTTTGCTGTAGTAAATATATTTTTACCTGCTAGTGATTGTGGAGAATATCTTCCAGCGTAGTCACCATATACATCAAAACCATCACTAACTAATTTATCTGCTCTTGAAGTTCCTGCTTCGTGTACGGTCATATTTTGTTGTTGACTAAGTTCTTGCGCTTCATCTCCTTTGTCATTTAAAAATTTTGTAAATTGAACTACACTAACAGAGTCTTTAAATTCTTCTGTAGCAAGCATTCTACCAACTTGCTTACCGCTTTCATCATCATAGACAGGAATATAACCCCCGTTTCTATTTGGAGAATCTGGGTCAAGCACAAAGTCACCTAAATAAAAACCTCTTTGTTCTATTTGATTATATTTTTCATCATAGGAAGTATATAACATACGCGGTATACGTGGTACGGAGTATAAAATTTTCGTGCCGTCTTGCAAGCCATTAAAATCTTTAATACCTATATACTTCATACTAGTTTTTGTGCCATCAGAATACGATAGATACTTACTCATTTTATGACTTGAGTTGATAAAATTTCTATTCACATTGGTTACATTTTCATCTAAAGATTCACGTATCTGTCTGTTATTCTTTTCACCTGCATAGGTTGACATACCATACAAATTTTCATCAATGTAAATAGCATCTTTAGGTATTTTTCTTACTCCTAACTCAGGCGCACCATGATATACAACAGGAGTAGGACGATTTACTTGTTTTAAATATTGCCTTCTTTCACGTGATTGTTTTGAACTAGGAAACAATTTCTTAGACATTTCTATTTGTTCAACACGTGTTGGTGTTTGGAAGGCTTCTTTAGTTTGTTTTGCTACGCTACTTTTAATTGCACCTTTGCCTATATCGGTAGCAATTTTTGCCGCTGGTATAAAACCTAAAGCGATAAGCGCACCATATGCACTACCTAATCCCATCTTAACAATATCTTTTTCTTCATACCCTTGTGACACTAGACCTTTAACAGTCTCTATGTCTTCAGGTAATTCTGCAGCGGCAATAGATGTGCCTAGAAACGGAGTCATATCCGCAGTAGCACGTGCCATGCCTCTTGCTAGTGCTTCACGTTTTTCTTGTTGCTCACCTGTGTAGGATATTTCTGGGGGTTCAGATAGTAACTGCAACTCTTGAGGAGTTATTTCCCGTACTGCAGTTTCTATGTCTGCGTTAGCAAGATTTTCTGACTCCATCATTTCTCTAAATGATACCATCTATCAGTTCCCCCTAGCTCTTCCAGCCGCCCACGTCATTACATTTATGTATGCACCATCTTCTATTATATATAAGTCTTTATCTTGACTTATACTTCTACCACCAAACTCTCTCTTATATTGTTCATTAAGAGCTTCTTTTTTTCTAGCTGGTAGTTTTGAATAGATTATAAAATCTACTTCGTTATAACTTCTTCCTGAGATAGCATCTTCATTAGCTATTCTTTCTATAGTAGTAGCTTTTGCTGTATTTATATACTGGTTTCTAGCGTGGTCAATTAAAGCATTTCTTTTTTCGGGTACAGACTGTAAGCCTGTATAATCTTCACTTTGTATAAAGCGTTCCATCCCTTCATTTAAATTTAATTCACTTCCTTCTCTTGACAATTCTTGACGCATATAAAAGTCTACTGTTGGATTGGAGTCACGTTTGTAAATTTGAAAAGGTGTTACATTAAGTTTTGACATCTCTTCTTGTAATGAATTTTTCTTTGGACGCATATTAAATCCAAATAGTTGTTTCTCTATAGGGTGAATAGACATTAACTTTCCTGTTTGGAAAGGCGACCTTGCAGCTACATTAGCGGCAAATTGTTCTTGTCCAAAGAAAGGCATAACTCTTTCTTGGGCAAAATCTGGAAGTGACCTACCCCCTCGCAATAACATGTAATCTAAAAAGTTAACCTCACCACTTCTACCTACAACCGCAGGACTAGTTTCAGGAATCTCTCTTAGTTCAGGACTTACTTGACCTTCAAAATCTTTTATTACTGAAAGAGGTATACTAAAAGTATTAATTATATTTCCTGCTAATTCTCCACCTATCTTTTGAAACTTACCATCTCTAGCATCTTGATAAAATTTATCCAATGCATATAAGCCTAGACCTACTCTAAAGGTAGAGCCTATAGTTGCTTGTAGACCAGACTTAACATAGTCATCAATACTAGTAGGCATTGTTCCTCTTTGGTGTCTATAATATAAATCTGCCGCTAACATAAAAAGACCGAAAGGACCATACACTGCACGTCCATCTATAATGTTGCCATCATTAGTTTTAATATCATACCAATTTGCAGTATCGCCTTGTAAGTCTCTCCATTGGTATGCGGCAGCAAACATACCTGCTCCTACTAATTGTTTAGCTAATCTTTTTTTAGTATACTGTCCTTTGATACCACCTACAGGTAACATACCGATTAATGGAGCATACTCAAACTGAAACTTTAATTGATTTGCTATATATCTAGGAAAAGGAATAAATGAAGATACGAGAAATGGCATATCTCTATGCAGATTCATCACACCTTTACCGATACGACTAAAAATACCAGAGCCTTCAATAGAACTTTGATATGTAAATTCGTATGCATCTTTTATTGAATTTTTTAAAATGTCATCGGGTATTGTATTCCATTCTGCGTTTTCTATTATCTTGTATAAATCTTTACCTTCATCTGATAATCTTCTTTTTAATGAGGCAGATAATACTGCACGTTTAAAAAAGTTATCAGACGCTGTATTAAGAAAATTTGCTTTTCTTCCTATCCTTGCTAACGCACCTTCTTGTGATGTCTTACCTGCTATGTCTGCCGCTTGTCTAAATAATTGTGACGCTTCAACAGGCATAGCTTCAGTAAATAACTTACGCATAGCACTCGCTTCATACGGATTAAAAGCATATTTGTAAACATCAAATGTTCCATCTAAAGGATTTCTAAGATTTAAAATATTATCCATAGTTCTGGTTGCGGCATCAACAGCCATTCGCATACCACCATTAAGATTGTTTCGCATTGTGGTTGCTGGTTGTATAGTCATCATACCTAATCTAAATGTATCTAAATCTCTTAGAACCCTTTTACCTTTACTTAAACTAATAGCATCTCCTGCACTAAAACCACTCTGTCCTGCTTTTTCTAAATTATCAACATCGTTTATTAAATCATCTACTATTGTTCTAGGTCTTAGTGCTTTAGCTATTCTACTTTGAGAACCCAGTGTTCTACCTGCTTCTGAAATTTCTGCCATATATACCAAAGAAAATTGGTCTGGTGTTAAATTATGTTCATCTAGTATTTTACGAACATCCTGTAATTCTACAAATTTATCTTCAGATATTAACCTTGCAACGGCAGATGTAACTCTTTCTGTATCACCTATATTTAATTTATCTTTTACTCTTATAGCTGCGGCTGAAATATTTTCAACAACTTCTGACCCTAAAGCAGATGTCATTGTCTCACCTTTAGCTAAATTTTGTTTTAACATTCTTCCTATTTTTACTTTAGTAGGGTCTAGTTCATCTAGTGTTAATTTTATTTTATTTTTAGTAGCTTCATCAGCATTTGCTAATACTTCTTTACTTACTTTACTTGCTTCATTAGCTTTTCTTGCTGACGATAATTGTCCTTGTTCATACAATTCATTTGACTTACTAGCTTGTTTTGCTTGAACCACGCCTATTGGAAAATTTATAAGACCAGCAACAGCGGCAGATGATAGACCTGTCATTGCTGTTCTGCCACCTGTAAACTCTTCCTGCACTCCTGTCTCGACACGAGTAAGTTCTTGCAAGCCACCTTGCACAGCACCTATAGCTCCTTCAGCTACTGCCGCTTGTGCCGATGACTTTAACCCTTCTGATAAAATTTTTCTAACACCTAGCTTTGCAACTTGTGTACCTGCCAAAGCGGATGCTTTACCTACACCACCTGTAGCTAAACCTATATAAGTAGAGGGAGCTTGCAAAACTCCTGATGCATAATCCCACATCATGCGTCCTGATACATCTTCATTTACTTTATCGTACGCATCTATCAGTCTACCAAATCTATGTTTGCCAGATAGCTCTGAGTTCTGAGCATACTCTAAATCACGTAAAGCTGTTATCTCATTAACATCTTGGAAGCGCATATGCTCCATAAATTTTTCATATGTTTCTTGCCCACTTAATACTTCATCTAAACCCTGACGCTCGTGCAAGAACATAGAAGCATCACTTAGAAAGTCTAAGTCGTTAACTAAATCTTTTTCAGTTAATTCTTCTTTAAAGTTATATGGTTTTAAAGACATACTATTTCCTATAAGGTTCTACTAATTTATCTGCTTCGGCTACAGTTATATTAAGCATAGTTACTAAATTGTTCCTAACCATATCTACCTGTTGTTGTTTGTCTTTTTTATTTCTTAATTGTCGAAAGGATGAAGAGGTTAAAGGTGCTAAGATTTGAGCTTGTGTCATTGTAGATTGTGTAGAACCACCCGTAGGTTGTTGTGTAGAACCGCCCGTAGGTTGTTGTGTAATTTTAGGGGTACTTGGTAAATCTGGAGCGTTCTTTCTCATCCAATTTAGAGTTTCAAGATATGCTTGGTCAGGTGTCATTTGTTGTATTCTTTTAAAATTATCATATTCTATACCTGCTTGAGCAGCAAATTGCGTTGCAATTAGTTCATCACTGCGCTTGATACCTTCAGTTCTATATTCCATAGTACCAGTTGCAGGGTCATATACTCTAGTAGAAGAACCACCATGAAGTTTAATAGAAAAATCTACGAGGTCATTTTTAATACCCTGAGTTGTTCCTCTACCTGATATTACATCTCTAGCCTGTGCTACTGCTACAGGGTTTGTCATATTAATATTTCCTGTAGTTGGCATGTCGTCATACGTAATATCTTGTTGAGCTAATGCACGTAGCTGAGACATAGGAACACCAAAAGCATTTTCAAATGCTTGTATTCTTTTCTTCATAAATCTGCTACTACCTGTTGCTTCTGCTAATGCTGTTGAACTATCTACACCACTATTAACTTTACCCATATACCTATCAACTATATCTGAGTAAGTTAAACCTGACTCTTCATAACCATCAGCAAAAGTTACAATTTCTTTAGCATTAACAGGTGAGCCTTGCCCTTTCAAAGTATCTAGGTGGTTTACCATCTTGTCACCATCGCCTTGTTTTAAGATGACACCTACTTGGTCAGGAGTAAATTCTGATTTTAATTTTTTTACTAGGGAATCAGTCTCTCTTCGTTTTTCTTTACGAGATTTGCTTTCTGATAAACCATTTTGTACCCATGTTTGAACAGTAAAGTTTACCATCTCTCTATTTGATTCTCTTATATCTTCAATATCTTGCCTACCACGTGCAAAAAAACCACCTGCAAATGAACCTATTTTCATTACACTCTCCTTGACATTAAGCCTGATGGTGCTTCTTCTTCAGGCAATTGCATTGTTTCCTCAACTAACTTATCAACTTCAGGTAGTTCATCTCTTGATTTTTTTAGAGCTAATGCTACCTCTGATTCACTAAGCCTATCTTTATTTTGAGGTGTACCCATACCAACATACTCAACTCCTGCTGATTTAGCAAGTTGAGTTATTGTCTCTGCCAGAGCAGGAGCTACTATAACACCTACATCAATACTATGTATACCTTCCATTACGCTTGTTAGCTGAAGACCATCTACTACTTCATTTACTGGCACACCTAACTCTAGTATATCAAAAAGTTTATTAGCTAATTCAGGTTGCGTTAGTCTTTGTACATAGTATGTCAATGCCTCATCTGGTGTAGAGTATCTTGCTGGTTGTTGCCAAGGTCTATCACCTAAACCTGCGGTCAGTGCCTGACCTGCAATAGGCGCATCTAAAAGTGGTTGTGCAGGTTTATCATTAATCATTTCCAAATGCCTCTCTTACAGCTAGTGTTAAACGAACTGAATCATTTACTTCAGGTTCTTTTTCTTTCATGGGTTTTGCCATAAAGCTATTCACTTTAGGTTGCTTAGTTTTTTGTGAACCCATTCTTTGAATTTCACTATATGTGTTTGCTATAGAAGCTTTTAATACATTCATTTTACTTTCCTAAAAACTACCTGTTAATAAAAATTTAGTTACATCGTAAAAGAAACCACCAGTACTAGCACTATTCTCATGGTCATTTCTCATCTCAACCATTTCTTTTTCTGTAGAGGCATTTAGTTTTGCAACAGCTAAATCTTTTATTCTTTCTTCTTCGTTATCCGCACTAGTCCATGCCCACTCCATAGTATCTGCATAGTAATTCCACAGATTATTATAAGCAGTATCACTAATGTCAAGTATAGCTTTAGCATTTAATTCGTTAGTACGATTAATTGTAGCAGTGTCTGCTGTAGCAATTTCTCTTCGCCACTGTGCATTGCTTTGTGCTATCACTAACTGGTTCTGTGCATTAAATTGGTCACGTTGATTTGCTATATCTTGATTAAATTTTTCTACAGCATTAACCTGACCTGCATTAAACTGTGCCTGTGCATTTGCTTGTGATGCATTATACTGTGAGGTCTGAGATTGTAAGCTTGCAAAAAATTGGTCTACTTGATTTTGAGATGTAGCATTAAATTGCCTAGACGCATTCTCTGCCGCTTGGTCTGTAAACAAAGACTGTACTCTTTGTTGTGCCTTAAACAATTCTGTTTGTTGTTTATTAGATAAGTTAGTTAAATCCATTTGCATAAAGTTCTGAGCATTTTGTACAGATGCCTGTTGTCTGTTGTTCAGGTTAGACAAGTCCAAATTTGATAATGCACTTGCTTCTGCTATAACCATTGCCTGTTTATTAGACAAATTTTGCAAGTTCATTGTATTAGCAATACGACTATTCTCTAATGCTATCTGTTGTTCAGCAGTAAAGTTCATATTAGCTACATCAGCTATGCGTCCAGCATTTTGTACACGCGCTTGAAATGCTTGGTCAAACTCCATACCCATAAACTCTGCACGTTGTTGTGCCGCAAGCATATTACGTTGCTGTCTGTTAGACAAGTTCTGCGCTTCAAATTGTGCCACAGTAGATGCATCAGCTTGTGCTATAGGTAATGCTGATTCCATTGCCGCTTGTACTACAGCTTGCCCTGCTATAGAAGATGCACCTAAACCGCGCTGTGCTAGTATATCATTAGCTCTACGCATAGCACCTGCCGCCCATGCTGGTGTCTGTCCACCCTCAAAGTCTTGCATCAGTCCTTCTAGCTGACCTTGCACAGTTGCTTTCTGTGATGGAGTAGCTTCTGCCGCTTGTATTTGCTCAGTAAATTTAGATGCTCTTTCAGCATCTGCAACACCTGTAATTAGTTCACCGTCCTGTAGCTCACGCTGTACGGGGTTGTCAATTAATATGCCAGTTCCTTGTGCCGCCTCTAAATCTCCCACAGATGATTTAGTTTGTTGTGCGGCAATTACCTTAGAACGTGGGTCATTAGGGTCTGTCTGTGCCGCTTGTGTTGCATCAAGTGCTGTACTAACTTCTTCTGAACTTGTCTCTGCATCCATAGTATTTGCCGCAGTAGCACTTACATCATCAGCCTTTGTAACACCTGCTATAGCTGTAGATATACCCTCTCTTGGGTCTAATGTACCCGTTCCTGTTTTTATCATTTGGTCTTGGGATATAGGTGTTGTTGCGGCTACCGTTTTACCACCTTCAGGTACACCCGGAGTTGTTGCTCTCTGCGTTGTTATGTCACCTATAGTTGGCTTTGGCGGTTCTTCAGGCTGTGTTGTCTCTGTTGTAGGTTGTTCTGTTGTAGTCTCCGTTGTACCACCTTCTTGCATCTTGACTACACCACCACGTGCCATCTGCATAGCCTGATTAGTAAACTGTTGCATACGCTGTTGACGCATTGGGTCTTGTGAAATGTAATCTTGGAAGCCTTGCATGTTACCTTGATAGCCCATTGAACGTGCTATCTTTTCCATGCCACTAGGTTTAAATGCTTTGAACATAGCCATATTTATTTCCTATCTAATGCTCTATCTAATTTATCTTCTACTCTATGTAGTGCTTCCATAACTCTATCCATGTCATCACGTAGTTCATTCTTGGTAGCATAGTCTTCACGAGTTTTGTTTAGTAATATTTGTAATCGTTTAACTTCAGTAAACATTTGACGGAATGCCCAGAATGCTGGTGCAATTACCATTGTTAGTATTATGTTCCAGAATAGCATTGCGTCTAGTTCCATTATACTATTACTCCTGTTGCGGTTGCTGTGGCTACACCATTCTGTGTTAATGTTATACCATGTTGTTTACCATCAGGCATAATAAATGTAGGAACAGGTGCTACCTGAAATCCACCATGATGATTGCTCATTGAAACAGTACCAGATGACGGAACACTATGACTTGTACCCCACTTCATAAAGCCCCCATCTTCCCCTGCTTGCGCTTGGGCTATTGTTGTTTTAGGCATATAGTCTTCAAAGTTAGTATATAAATCTACACCTGAACCAGAAGGTAAGTGAGATTTAAGAGGTAAAACAGCAAAATTATGCTTAGTAGTTACTAAAGATGTAGCCGAAAATGTACTTGGAGATGTATCTAAATCGTTTTCACCTAGATTACTATGAGAGTCAAATGTTCCATTATTAACAAATCTTGCACCATACGTATACGCACCTGTTGGAGATGACCGTGACTGTTTAAGTATTGGTTTTTGAGTAGTTCCAGTACTATCGCTTGCAGGTTGTATTCTAACAGAATGAAAATTAACTTGCCTTATTTTAAATGTTCCTTTAAAATTTGTTACTTTAATATTTGTACTTTCATTAGTAAAAATTGCCCCAAAAAATGTTATACCATCATCAGAAAAATAAGTAACAGTATATGTTTCTCCATCTGCTAGATTTAAACCTGTTACAACTCCACCTGTTCCACCTTCTGAATTATATAAATCACTTGAACCAGCATGTGCGCCTGAAATTGTTACACCTGCATTAGTATTTCCAGAACCACTAGCAGTTAAGGTAACAATTACTATAAAAGGTTGACTTTGATGAATTTGATTATCTCCATCATTAAAACTCCAACCACCTGCTGAGTTCCAAAGTCTATAATTACTACTATCTGTAACACTACTATTTGTACCTGTTACTGTACCCCATCCATACCATTGAGGATTTCTACTAGAACTTATAATGCCTTCTCTACTACCATAATAAGTTTTATTATCGGATGTTACTATTCTAAATTTAGTGTCCGTATCTCCATACAGAGGATTAGAGGAACTATTCCAATTTATTTCTGCTCCTAGTGATTCAGAATATGCTGGACTAGTAGGCACTTTTGCGGTTGTAGTGCCATTACCACTTGCACCTGCATAATATTGACTTAAACTAATAGAACCTTCGTTAGAGTTAGCAGGACCGCCATACTCTTGTTGTAAGTCTCTAAAACTAATTGCTCCTGAAGATTGTAAAGCCATTTTAGTTCCTTATGCTACAGTGCCAAATGCAGTAATATCACCCTCTACGGTCAATGCTCCAGTAGTTGTTAACTTAAATAAGGTGCTTGAACCATAGCTAATAATTAAATTATTACTGCCATCAGTTGTTGCAGACCAACCGCTACCACCTGTAGGAAAACCGTTTTGAGTTATAGTTGAAAAACTTAATGCACCAGCACCGTTAGTAGTAAGCACTTGACCATTACTTCCATCTGTATTAGGATATTCAATAGCACCATTACCAATCCTAACTTTACCTGTGCCGTTAGGACTTATACTAATGTTTCTATTTGATGTGCTTACTATTGAATGTGTTTGCACATCAAGATTACCAGCTAATTGCGGTGAAGTATCATCCGCTAACTGTGATAATGTACCTGCAGTATTAGATAGTGATGCAAATTCTAAATTACCAGAACCGTCTGTTTTTATAACTTGACCTGCACTGCCATCTACTGTAGGAAATGTTAAACTATTTATTGACAGATTATTTGTAGCGGTAAGATTAGAACCGTTAAATGTAACCTCGTCAACAACAACATTAGCTGTACCTGTCGGTGTTAATACAAGATTATCTCCATCTGTACTTGTAACACCGTTAGTATACGTAACTCTATATGCCGCAGTTAATGTTCCTAAATCTTTTGTTTTAGTTGTACTTGGAGATAAAGCGGTAGCAGTTGTAGTAAACTCACCTGCTGGTCCTATGGTAGTTATTCTACCACCTTCAGCCGCAGTTCCATCATGCGTATGTCCTGCACTATTACTGAAAGCGTTTTCTAATGCATTAAACTCGCTGTTTAAATCTGCCGCTTGTATAGTTGAACCATCCACTATAGCAGATGAACTTTGCCTTGTGTATTCGTTGCCCACTGTTATCTCCTATCGTGGTTAGTGTAATCAAACATTATAGAGTCCAAAGAAAAAGATGGTTGTGCATTGTTAGCACTTACCTGTATTGTTGTGGTAAACCCCGAACCAATTAAAGGAAAGGAAAATTTATTTTGAAAAGGTGATTTACCTGTAAGCGTAATTAAATCTGGTTGCACTGTATTTGTACTCTGTTCACTATAATCAAATAAAACATTAAAGTCAAAACTAGAAGATGCTTGTGAGTATATTGAACTACCATACTGAGCAGTAACATTGCCATACTTAATTAACACACTATCATCTGATTTAATATATAGGTTTGCTTTATATAATGTCTTTCTAATTCTAGGGTCTGTAATTGATATATCAGGTCCTACATATGATGCATTTATATTTGCTGTATCAAAAGTAAATCCAGATTCCATTTGATATACATAACCATCATCATTAGCAAAATATATAACTTCGTTATCGGTAATAGATTTATATTCGCTATGTGCTACGTGTACTTTAAACCCTCTAAGTTCTGCCCAAGAAAACCCATTCTCTGTTTGTGTTGCTAGTAAACCTGCGCTAGAAGTTGATGGTATAGTAGATTCATATGCAAATATTCTATACTGGCTTTTTCCTCTGATTACTAAACTAGCAAAATTAGTAAACGTATCTGTAAACTTTGTAACTTCTCTTTGTATGTTACGAGATATTAATGCGAGATTAAAATCTCCTATTCTTTCTGTACCGCCTAATGTACGTAAACCATCAGGTCCTAAAAATACAACATCTCCTGCTACTTCTTTTGCTGTATCTTCCGCAATGCACCCCATATCATCTGATACGGATTCAAGTACAAAGTTACCAGTAAACCCACCGCTAACTCTTTTAATTTTACTTTTAGAAAATATTATAAGTTGTTCTCTAAACTCTATAATATCTGTAATTGTATCTGTAAAATCAATTGTACCAGCACCAGATGCTGACGTAAAGGTTAGGTCTAAAGGTGCAGAATATAAAAGTTTTGTTCCTTTAACAAATACTACATGAGTATTAAATATAATTACCTTATTACAACCAACAAAGTCTGTTCCTAAAGATGTAAGTTGTGAAAAAGTAGTTCCGTCATATAAAAAAGGTTTACCATTACCGTCGGTAATTAAAACTTTTTCTGTTCCATTAAAGTTAAACTTTGCAAATCTTACTTTACCTGAACCGCCTAACGTAATACCTGTACTACTAAAAGAACCACTATCTGTTAATTGTGTCCAACCACTACCTGCAGATTTGTATAAGTGAGTTCCTCTGGCTGCTAGTACATCAGCCCCAAATAAAAATACTCCTCTTATTACACCACTTCCTGTTAAAGCGTTGCTATCATACTTTGTGTACCCTAATACTTTTTTGTACCCTCCTTCTACAGACGGTTCAAAGTTTCTTAACGTGGTTGCTGCACCCGGTGATTGAAGACCTAACTGTACAGGACTGATATTAGTTATTAATCCACCTTGAAACTGTATTGGAAAAGTTTGCCATGCGTCTGCCATTAGTTGTATCCATTTTAATTATTTTGTCAAGTAAAAATTAAGAAAGTATGTTTGACGCAAACGTATTTCTGTTTATCATATTAGAACGCACATAGTCATAACGATTAATTAATAAACTTCTCATACTTTTTAAGCCTTCTTCAAATTTTTCTTTTGCTACTAAAGAATCTTGTGTATTTCCTCTAAACAGATAAGCATAAAACATAGCACCATTTACAATAACATGTGCAAATCTTTCAGGTATGGAAGGTATATCGTCTTGTAATTCTAAATCGCTTGGAAATACATAATACTCATAAATAATAGTATAGGCTTTATCGGGAGCAGGTACTAATCCATATTGTAAATTAGGTGCGCGAAACACATAATCTGGAACACCTGTATTATTATTATTATATTCTAAGTGTATATATTTGTCAAGGTATTCTTCATATGATATATGCTTTAATTTTTTTGTTGCTACCCCTAACGTACTGCTTTCTTTTATTCTGAATGTATCCATTGAAACCGTTTTTGCATCAGACGCAAATTCGTAACGCATTGTATTTACAGAAACATCTTCCTCTTCTTCTACATGATTAAAAGGCCAGTTATATTCAATTTGATTGATATCTCTAATAGCTGAATTAACTGCATCTTTAGCATGAGCATAGAAACCCGTAGCTGTGGCAAAGTTATCAGTAGTTAACTCAACCTCATTTAATCTTCTGTTTACTTGATTAACTAATCCTAAAAAATCATAGGCCATATTATTGCTCTCTTATAAAAATCGTTACGCTACGTTCTGCTGTAACACCTCTGTTATCCGTCATATTACAAAATAGAGTATACTTAGAAGTAGTTCCCCCAGATAAAAATATAGATGCTACTGTACCATTTGTAGATATAGTTTGTGCTGTGCTTGTTAAACCGTTAACAGTTGTTCCTGCGTCAAAGCGTGTTTTAACGTCATTTTCATTTTTTACAAACCAAATAACTTGAGATATAGTTGTACCTGTTCTTAAAAACCTACTCCAATCTATACTATAGTCTAGTGTTTCATCGGGGTCTTTATTAGGCCATCTTAAAGCCATTATTTATCTCCTTATTTATCTTACACTCACACGTCTGGATGAACTAGTACGGTCTACCCGTGACGGTACAATAACTTTTCTATTTTGCCCTAATACAAATACTCTTCTATCTATTGGTGTATCATCGCTTCTTGATTCTACAAACACAGTTCTTTCTCTGGTGTAAAAATCTCTTATTGCTTCATAAGTTATTTTTATGCTGTCACCAGCAGTAGAACCAATTCCTGTAATTGTCGCACTAACAAGTTTAACAACAATAGCATCACCGCTTGTAGTACCCGTGCCTGATACTGAACTACTGTCTAATAATCTTCTAGTAGCTAGTGATATAACTGTAGCTGAACCATCTACACTGCTATCAACAGGTTGTATATGGTTTGGTGTAATAGCTGTTGTACCTGCACCGAATACAGAACTGTCAGCATTAGCAACTCTATCTGCAGAACTAGATGTTGTACCTGCGCCTGATACTGAACTGTCTACATCTTTTAACCTATCTGCAATTGCTGATACAGTTGTTGCACCACTTACAGATGTAATACCTTTAGCTTTTAATGTAGCTTCACTCGAAACTGTAGCAACACCATTGATAGCTGTGTCACCATCTAGTAAACCTGTACCATTTGAACTAGATGTACCAGATGCAGATACACTTACATTTGCTACAAATACTCCAACAGCCGTATTAGATTGTGTACCTGCACCACTAACACTTGATTGTACATTTGCAAGTAATGTTCCTGTAGTGCTTACAGTTGCTGAACCTGATATAGATGCACTAGCAGTTGATGTAGTATCAGCACTAACAGATGCTGAACCCGACACACTAGCGAAAGCAACTTGTCTAACTGTTACGTCTGCTGTGTTTGTAGTACCTGCACCTGAAACACTTCCTGTACCTAAAGTGCGTAATGTACCAACGCTAGATACACTTGCTGAACCTGATACACTAGCTTCTGCTTCTTGTGCTGGAATAGCTGTAGCACTTGCGCTACCCGATACAGATGCTTCACCTACAAATCTTTGTGTAGCAGTACTTGATGTTGTACCTGCACCTGATACAGATGAACTTACTACACCTAATAATGTTGCAGTACTTGATACTGTACCTGCACCTGAAATACTTGATACAGCAGATTGTACTCTTACGGCAGTAGAACTTACACTACCTGCACCAGATACTGATGCTTCACCTTTTGATATTTCAGCCTCTGTTGCTGAAACTGTACCTGCACCTGATGCAGATGCATCAACTACTGCTTTTAAAGTAGCTACTGCAGATACTGTACCTACACCAGATATCTGCGATTCACCCGGTCTTAGACCTGTGCCTATAGAAGTTGATGTGCCATTTGCAGATATTGAAGCACCGACAACTAGTATTGCAACGGCAGTGTTAGACTGTGTACCTGCACCCGAAACTGATGCAGAAGAATTATGTATTCTTACGGAACTTTCTGATACTGTACCTGCGCCTGATACACTAGCACCTGCAGGTTGTACTCTTACTCCTACGACACTAACAGATGCTGAACCCGATACGGATGCATCCGCTGTTAATATTCTACCTGCTTCAGCAGAAAACGGAGCAGAGGAAAAAGGAGCAATAGAGAACGTCATACTGCGTCACCTATAGTAATACCGTACCATGCACCTCGCCAAAAGAATAGTTTGTTTGTGCTAGTTACGTAAGCCATGTCACCTACACTCGCTGATGCTGGTATGTCTGAAGCATTGGTATAAGCAGTTACTACATTGCCTGTTAGCGAACCATCAGTTGCTATAATATCATTAGCAACAGCTTGACCAGCACTTGTTGCTATGTCTCTGTTTCTACTTTCTGGCATTATATTAACCCTCTAGTTCTGCAGTGGGTAATGTGTATTTAAGTTGAGCAGTATTAGGAAATGCTACTGTTCCTGTCTGTATTCTAAAATTAGATATATACCCATTCCAATAATTGCCACCGCTAGACCCACTGCCTGTGCCACTCCCTATTACAAAACGTTGCATGTCTAGTGGTTCATTTGAAGTTTTAGTATAGTTGTGTACACGAACACCATCTATATAATATGCAACATAGGTATTTGAATTACTACTATCGTATTCTTGCACTATATAATGATGCGTCCATGTTTGGAAAGTTGCTCCATTCGTAATTTGTGTAGCATTACTACCATTAGAACCACTAGCACTATTCACTCTATATTGTAGTAAATTAGTTCCTGTTGTCCTATAACCAAGCATTATAGTTTGATTATTAGCCGCACCAGCCCCACCACCATAATTAGAAAACATATAAGTAGTACCTCCTATAGAAGCAGCATCATAATATGCCCAAAATTCTATAGAAAAATTACCTGCGGCATTATCGTTTCTATCTCCTATTCGATAATCCGATGAACTTCCTGTATGAGTAAATAATAGCATATCATCATTAGAAGTAAATCTTAAAGATTTACCACCTGCAAAAGGAGCAAAATTACTTACTGTTGGTGCGCTTGAATCGGGTGTTGTTACAGTCCAATCGCCAACAGCGGTTGTAGCACTATCAGAATGACAAGCAAGTAAAAATGTATTGCTGTCACTTGTTAATGTTGCTGGCAATATAGCAAAAGGATATCTTGCTATACCTTTTGAGATTCTAAAATCTTCTATATAACCACCAAATTCAAATGAGCCATTTGAGTGACCAATGTATAAATTTGTTGCAGTCAAGTTTGTGCTAAAACTTCCTGATGAGTAGACAGATGCTCCATCAATAAAAAATCTAAATTGATTTGCTGTAAGTGTATTACTACCATCAATCTTTACAAGTGCAAAATGATGCCATGCACTGTCAGCATAAGCACCTGATTGATATAATGATGTTCCACCCGGCCCTTGTAATTGTAAATTTCCAGTAGTTCTTAAAACTAAACTAAATCCACCAGCATGATTATTACCACCTGTAGTAAAAATTCTATTATTACTTCCTTGCGCTCCTGCATAAAACCATCCTTCTATAGTAAATGACCCAGTACCTAGAGCCTCTATTTCTCCTGTCAGACCATCTCCAGAATCATCAAAAACTATAGAGGATGAAGCATTTTTTGTTTGCGCTGTAGATGATTTAATATTAGTACCGTGTATTAAACGAGTACTCTGAGAAGAGTCAAATATAGATAAACCGTTTCCTTGAAATGCTAAAAGTTTTGTATTTGTGATAGCACCTAGCGAAGAGGCAGGGGGAGTAAACGTAGCTGTATATAGTGCCGTGCCTTTTAATATTCTAAGATTTGAAATGTATCCTACAGAATAATCCGATTTTGTAGTACCATACCTTCTCACACCTATCGAGATACCATTACTAGAATCATTAGGCATAACTGCCCCAGTAGACATAGCAACAGTCGCTTGAAGAACTCCATTAATAAAGTATCTAAGATTATCATTTTCTCTAGCGCAAGCAAAATGTTGCCAAGTATTAGCAGTTGGAACACCATTGCGATTATCAAAATTCGTATGACTAGCATGAGTATATAAAACTCTTAATATTGTCTGACTTGTTCCAGTTATATCAAATCTATTGTTTACATCTGGTCCCCAACTAATAAGTCCTTCTATATCACTTAAATTATACCACATTTCAATGGTAAAATCCCCAGAACCAAATTCAAAGTCACTGCTCCAAGGAATAGTTAAGTAGTCGCCACTACCATTTAAGTATACTGAACCAGAATGGTTGGAAGTAGAATAATTAAAATAGTCATAAATTGTAGTCTGCGGAAGTGTTGTAGGGTTGCCAGCAAAAGTAAGAGCATGAGAATTATCTGATTCGTCATAAGGCACTGCTGTGCGGAAGGTAAGTAAAGATGTTCCAGAAATATTTTCTAAAAATGTAGCTGGTGGTGTAAAATTAGCAGTGTATACTGCTGTTCCTTTAACTATTCTTAAATCGAATAATTTTCCAATAAAATTCCCATTGTTACTACCACCAAATATTATCTCCGATTGATTTGTAAAATCTGTAGAGTAACTACCTGAAGATACCGATATACCATTTAAATATAATGTAATAGTATTTCCATTTCTTACGATAGCAAGATGCGTCCAGTCAGTACTAGCTACAGAAGCCTCGCTACCCATAGTATTATCATCGTGACCATGTAGTGCGCCACCGATACTACTACTATTTAAATATGCCGCAATTCCATAGCCATCTCGATGGTTAACGATAAAAGAATCACTATAAGGAGTTGTGTTTAACTCAAACATAGTTGGTTCAGAACTAGAAGCACTATCAATCCAAAACCACGTTTCTACAGTAAAATCACCAGTCCCAAAATTAAAAGTGCTATCAGGTGTAGTTACACTAATCTGGTCGCCACTACCATCAAAATTAGTGCAATACCCACCAGACCTATAGGGAGAAAACGTTTGCCCCTGTACATTTCCACTTGGTGTAATTGTGTGAGAGCTTGAAGAAGCATCTGTAAATGTTAAGTTATTTCCATTATTTCCGCTTGCTTTTGCGAGAACTAAAGTATGTCTATTACCTATAATAATGCTTCCAAAAGTTAAATTAAATGTAGAGACAACATCTGTGTTATTTACGCCATCTGTTGCTCTAAAAGTTAATGTACCACTTGTAGTTGTAGCAACACCCTCTGCTTTAGGTGTAACTGTAAATACATTTGTATTGTTACCTGTACCTTGTGCTACAGTAGCAAGCCCATTAAAATCACTATCTGCTGTAACACTATATGTAATAGTAAAACCTTCAGGGTCAGTAGCAACTATTGTGATTACAGTTGTTGTGCTACCATCTGTAGCTAAGTCATAAGATGAGTCAGGAGATGTAGTATATGAAGGTGATGTATTGATAAGTGCTATTACATACCAACCTGATGAACCCCTAATGTACAAACCGTTGTTTGCTGTAACAAATCCTAAGTCACCTGCACTAACACCTGAACTTGGTAAGTCAGAGAGATTAGTATAGGTAACAACACCACTGATAGCAAGTGTACCGTCAGTTGCAATGTTGTCAGACGCAACTGCCGCACCTATACTTGTAGCTAAATCTCTATTACGTGATTCTGTCATTCAATTAATTATCCTCATTAACTTGCAGCTAAATCTCCAAATAACTGCCACGTATCTGATGCAATTTTAATACAGCTTGCTTGACTGTGTTGTGTACGAAGTTTTAATGTTGGTGTTGAATTAACCGTAACACCAGCACCACCTGCTACTGTTACTTGCCCAGCCCCTATTTGAATAAATTCTAATTGTGTGCCAATAGGATAAGCTACACTAGAATTTGGTGGTATTGTAAGTGTAATTGCCGAACCATTATTTAAAGTTATTAACTTAGCATCATCAGTTAAAACTGGAGTATATGTTGTTCCTGTCTGTGTATTAATACTTTTAACAGTACTCCCAAAAAATGAAGCAATTTGTACTTTATCATTAACAGCCACACCCGATTGTAAAACTATAGATGTGCCGTTAGTAGCAGTATAGTCGTCTGTATCTACTAGTAACACCCCATTTAAATATACAAATATATTTCCTGCAGTATAAGATAGTGTAGATGAATTAGCATCGCTACCACTAAAAGTTGTTTGATTAGCTGTAGCTGTGTATTCATATGTATTTATAGTAATAGGTGTTCCACTACCACCACCGCTAACTGTAATAGTTTTAGTTGCACCTGTTCCTGATGCTGTTACGTTAGTACCTACGAAGTTTAATGTGGTTGCAGTAGTAGATAGTGAGCTACCTTCTTCTTGAACAGTTATACCGCCACCACCTGAACCTGTGCTTGCGGCAGTAAGTCTTCCTTGTGCATCCACAGTGATACTAGTGTTAGTGTAACTACCTGCACTAACAGAAGTGTTAGCAAGTTTATCGGCTGTGACAGCATCATCTGCTATCATACCTGTAGCAACAGAACCTGTATCTCCTGTGCCTACTAGTGTACCAGAAGTTGTGGGAAATGTCAAGAGTGCTTCTGAATGATTTATCTTATTAGAACCAAGAACAATCGCATGATTACCCATGTAAGCATGACTTGAACATTGATAATATAGTATGTTTGGAGTATCTTCAGTTACTGCTATCTGTAAGTATGTGCTTGTTGTTGTGACACCTGTTGTATATGCTGTTGTTTTATCTGCGTCTAAGTAAAGCCTAAACGGATGACTTGACATATCACTTGAGCTAAGAGTAAATCTATAGTAATATTCTGAATTAGCGGTTACGTTATCAACACCAGATAGTGTTAACGCAGGTGATTCAACACCGTTTATAAAGTAAGCACTACTACTTCCATCTCCGTAGTATGGGTGTGCCGCTGTTTTAGATGCTACAGTTACTGTAAAATTTATAGGACTAGAAGAACTTCCATAACTGCTAGACAACAAAAATGCATCTACGTATTCACTTGCTTCTTTGTATACTGCTTTTTCTGCAGGTTGTGTTACAAATATATCTCGTGTACCTGAACCCCAGTTGACGGCACTATCCGAATTACTGGACTGCAAAATAGTTGTACGGGCAAGAGTAGTTCCTGAAGAGGTATACGTTCCTATACCTACCTCAAAATCACTCCCGTCCGTACAACAGTAGTAAGTAGTATTTCCATTTCCAATTGATGCAAAAGATTCAAAACCAGTAACCGCACCTGCAAGAGTGTATGTACCTGTACTAGTCGTAGTAGTAGTTTCTTTTACTCTGTCAGCGACTACCAAAGCCATTGTATTATGCCTCTGTTATAGTTATATTACCTGATGCAAATCTTAGTGTATCACCATCAGCAATTGTTTTTGAAGCTGTCAGCGCACCATGATATAATAAGTTGCCTGAAGTACTAGCATCCCATATACCAAAGTGTGTTATAGTTCCAAAATTTCCACCGCTTGCTGTAAATTCTTCTGCTGAACTACTTGCGGCAGAACCACCAGAAGCTGCGGCAAATGTAATTGCTTGCCTAGCATATCCGTTTCCCGATACTTCTGCTCCACTACCTGCGTCTGTAGGGTCAGCAGTATGTAAAGCAAGATATACGTTGCTAGGTGCTGATGTTGCTGATGTTCCTAAGAAATGGTCTAACACTTTTAATTCCAAATAATCGGATTTTGCAGACATTCTTTTCTCCTATAAAGTTAAGAAAGGGGCAAGTTTCCCTGCCCCCTATTTAAGTTAAGCGAGTGCATCACGACTTACTTCAGTAGCTTTATCTAAGCCACCGACAGGCATAACAACTGCAAATACACGTAGCACACCTGCGCTAATTGTACCAGCAGTACCTGCAAAAGTTAGTATTAATGGGTCAGCACCATCCACAACTTGTGGATTTGCGGTAGCTACAAGTACAGTTGCGTATGTACCTGCAGATGCACCGTCAATGTCAAAACCATCTACCCAAGCATCAACGTCACCACTCTTAGGACCTAAGTCCACAGTAGCATCACTTGCTGTATTGGTAAGAGCAGTCACTACCTCAATACCAGCAAACATACATACACAGTTTGCAGGAATATCTACACACTCAATGGTACTACCATTGGCATCGATATTCTGGTCTGCAAAGTTAATTGTTTGCTCAACTAGATAAGGTTTAACACGTGAACTTACACCATAGGTAGGACCATGATTAGTATTTGTTGTTGCCAACACGGTTGTTGTTGCAGCCATATCTCAATCCTCCCTTACGCTAAGTTGTATGCGGCAGTTACGATTGCTTCAGGACGAAGAATCTTTCTACCGTATAAGTGCATACCACGAACAATGTCAGCAAAGCTGTCAGGGTCACGGTAAGTTTCAGTCTTGTTAATCTGCTCTGCAGTAGCAATAGCAGAAGTATGACCAGCCACGATTACACCCAAGTTAGTAGTATTAGGACCACCAGTTGTTGAAGAACCTGTACCTAATGAAGGTAGGTTATTCGACTGATACACTTGGAAACCGTGAAGGTTATTTATAACAAGACCATTCTGTAGTCCAGAACCACCAAAGTCTGAATTTAGAAGACGTGAGTCTTCATCCTTTAGAACTTCAATAAATACTGGGTCAAGAACAATCCAACGTCCTTGAGTATCTACATTCTGTTGGTCAAGTAGACGTGACATCCGTGCAAGAATTTGCAACGGACTTGCTAGACCACCTGTAGTTGCATGCATGGTTGCAGTTGTCTGACCCGGCACTCTTGGTTTAATACCTATAGAGTTATTGGCAGAACCTGCACTTCCATCTTCTGCAACGAAGTCTGACGCATCTAGTGCCATAGTTGTAAGCAATTCAGCACCAACTAAGTTTGCACCATCAGATGCTGTTGTTACAGCCTTTGAACCATTAACAGTTGTGTTAACAGCATTAGCATTTGCATGTAAAGCAGACTGCTTAAAACCTGACAAGTAACCAAGAACCTCTTGGTCAAACTGGTCAGCTAAACGGTATGCCGCACGGTCTGATGCTAGTGATTGAAAATTCACATGTGAATGTGCTTCTTCGATATCATCAACTTTAAATGCAAAGTAATTAGCTTTGTCAATAGTTAATGAAAAGTCTTCATCGTCCAAGTCTTGTGGAGTAATTGTTGTTCCACGACTGTAGGCTTGAACTGAAATTTCGGGTTCTTTGATAATCTTAACGGAATCACCCATGTTAGCAATCTCACCGAAGTAATCGGAGTTTGAAATTGCTTCAGCAACGGCAGACTTGCGGAAAGCAAGTTGTACCTGTTTGCTGTAAATAACTGGGCTAAAGTTACCGTTAGGAAGATTACCATACCCAGCAGCGGTTGTAAATGCCATGATATGTTCTCCTAAGTTATTAGCATTGTTACAGATACAAACTCACAAGACTATTAGAGGCTAATTTCATTGGGTGTGCATTCAGTTAAGGTGGCCGCCTAAACTTTCAACAGGCCAATTCCATTAGGTAATCCGAAGACGTTGTTCGTTTGCTGGAATTTGTGTAGACAGATAGCTATTCCATCTACACGTGTTGACTATAGTTATACCTGTAAATATTTCTTTGTCAACAGTTTTTATCTAGCAGAGCCAGATATATCGTAGATAAACTTACCAGACCTAATGGCTTCCATTATTTCGTCTGATTGTTTTTCGTATTCTTGTGGTGACATCTTTTGGACATCTGATTCTTTCAGGAAGGAAGAAGCCTCATTCTCTTGTGGCTTAGTCCTTGTATTTTTCGTATTAACCGCTTCAGCAGCACCTTTGCCATTTTTGCTTGATTTTGCTTTGCTAATATTTCTATCTGACTTATATAAGTCAATTGCTCGTGCGGCAGATTTTGCATCGTTGTCATTCTCGTATAGTGCCTCCTGCACCCATTTAGGTTGTTCTTCTGCCCACTCGTGAAAGTCATCACTGTCTCTGATATCACCAAAGTCAGGATGTAGTCTCATCAATTCGGCTTCTGCTTTCTCCTTCATAGCCGAAAGTTGCATCTCATCAATTGCTTTTATTCTTTCTTCTAAATCACTAGATTGTTCTCTAGCTTTCTTCATAGCAATTGTTTCTACTATTTGTGCTACATCAGGATATTCTGTTGCCCATTTTTCAATGTCCTCATCGGACTTAGGCAACTTCATTTCTTTTTTAGTAGCTTCAGATAACTGGCGTTTTAAACTTTCCAGTTCTGCTTTAAATTCTTCAGATTGTTTCTGTTGATGCCTACGTAAGTCAGAGTATCTTTTCTTAAAAGTTTTTTCTTCTGCGTTAGTAGGTTCTGCTTCTTCAGGTTTAGCATTTTCTACTTCACCTTTCTGCTCTTTCATCATCTGTTCTAACTCTTCTTCGTCACGCTTAATGCGTTCCTCTTGTGAATAAGGTTTAGATACAAATGCTGCTTTCTTTTGGGGCTGCATTTCTTCAGCCATGATTGTGTCAGACATACTATGTCTCCTTTTTCTGGGGCTAACCGTAGCCACGTTGGGGTGGGGAGTTAGGTAGCCAGTTAATGTGGATTAATTATCTTGAGGCTAATCCACCTGACCTCATCTTCTTAGGCTTTGGTTTCTTCTTGGGTATTAAACCACCTTTTGCATTATCAAAAGAATCGTACCTGTCTTCTAATTCTTTTCTCTTTTTTTCTTCTTTTTTATCTTGCTTTTTTTCTTTAGCTATTCTTTGCTCTTCTAGTCTTTTCATTCTTGCTACTTCTGCCGCTAGTGCCGCAGCTTCTGCTTTTCTTTTTGCATCTGCTTTTCTTTTTGCCTCTAAATCTTTAATTTTATTAGCTTCAGCGATAGCGGCTAATCTTGCGTCTTCTTGTTTTTTTTCTTGTTCTCTTTCTAATGCTTTTTCTTCCTGTATAGCTTTGCTTATGTCTGCTTGGGTTGCTTGAAATAAAGCTTCATCATACATGTCTTTATCAACCTCACCTACACCCTCATACATATTAGCTAGTGCTTGGTCAGATGCCACATCCTCTGGTCTACCCACATTACTTTTAGCAGATACAACAACATTTCCAAATATATCTACACCCGTGTTATCCGTAATATCTGCATCTTCATCCATTAGTTCTTGCATTATTTGGTCGTAGGTTGCAGGTGTAGTAAATTCTGGTGATGGAGTTTTTCCACCTGCATCCTCATCATCTATTTTAAGAGGTCTACCTGCTACTTGCTGTGTTGTTGCATATGTAGCTGGTTCATCCGTAAACCCATATATCTTATCAAGTTCAGTAACATATTTATCATAGTTTGCTTTTTGTATGTCATTTAAATTTTTATATCTGTTACTGTCTTTAGTGCCTATATAACCACCTCGCCATCCTGATTTTCCATTAGCCTGTAAACTTTTTGACAAAGAATCCAAATCAGCAAATTTAATTTTATTTAATGCATCACCTGTAGAAGGATTAATAGGCACACCATATCTATTATATACGTATCCTGTTACTGGGTCTATATCACCTTTACCGTGTCCTACTTCACCTGTCATCTCTATGCCAAGAGCCATTGCCGCCCTTTCACGATTTACAGTTTGTGTACCTGTAAGTACGGGGTCTTTTGGTGTATCCTCGTCTTTATCCTCAAATAATTTTCCTACTTGACTTCCTGTTAGTAATCCGGGAATACCCCCAACCATACCTCCAACCACACTAGTTGTAAATTGCTTAATGAAATTTGTTCCTGCTTTATTTAAAAGACTTTCAAAGTTACCTTGGTCTATACCATAAGCATCATATATTTTAGATTTATCTACTTCTCCTAAATTATTAAACTGGTTAAACACTTCATCACGAACAGGGTCTATATTTATAAGTTCCTGTGCGTCTTGTTCAGCCTGTGTAGGACCTTCAAATAAATCTGCCATCTGTTCATCAGAAGTGGTCTGTTGTTCTTGAACTGTATCTCCCTTGTATCCAGAAGTATTTTCTAAATTAAAAGGTGACTCAGGGTCATCAGGAGTTAAACCAGATGGTGTAGTTGGTGGAGCTGCTGGTGCAGGTGGTTCATATAATATATCTTGCTCTTCTATAGTAAGAGCAGGTTCTGACGGAGTTGATACAGTTGGTGTAACTGTTTCAGGAGTTGCCGTTGATGTTGCAGGTCTATAACTTCTTTCTCCCGTTTTAAAATAGGATGGTGTTATTTCAGGCATAACATCTTTGTAAGTTAATCCTGAATAATCAGGTTGCATAGGAACATCTTGTTGTGTAGCTGGTGTATATGTCATAGGTAAATTAGATATATCATCTTGTTCAACATCACGTGTAAGTATGTTACTATCTACTTTTGATTTAACAGGGTCTAATAAACCACTTTTTTCTTTTTCTTCATCTGGTTCTTTTATTGGGTCTATCCCTACAGATGGAGATTTAGGGTCTAACAAACCACCTTGTTGCATTTCCACTAAGTCATCTTCCATGTCAAGGTCTGATAGTTCAAATGGTATAGTATCTGGTATAATAGCTTCATCATTATTACCCATTTGCCCCATGTCATCCATTGTTTGCAAACCCATCTTAGCTTGCTGTCTCATCTGCATTAACTTTTCAAGACCTATGTAACGTACTACGTCAGCAGGAAATACAAACTCGCCTTCACTTAATTGTGCAGGTATATCATCTCGTACTTCTTCTTGTGTAGAGCCGGGTGGAACATCATTACCAGATATGGGGTCTATTGTATTGCCTTCGTCTTTAAGACCGCCATCTTCAAATAGTTCCATTTGTTCCTTTAGTGCCATTTACTTCATCCCGTAGATATTTAAGTTTTCGGAGTACTGCTATTGCGCCTTGTTGTCTATGTACTAGTATTGAATCATCTGTTTGTTCCAACACTTTCTGATGCTGTTCTATTGTTAAGTCTATATAATCACTGAACGCTTCCCACTGGCGGTTGTTGTTCACTAGGGGCTTGAGTTTGCTGAGTACCTGCTGTCTGTCCATTTGCACTAAATCCTTGTTCGCCCGGAACTGGTACTTGTCCTGTTCCTATGTTACCACCACCTGCACCTGTTGGGTCTAGCGGATTAGCCCCTGCTGGTGCGCCTTGTTCTTGTGGCTGTTCTTGTTGGAAGCCTTTCATCAGTTCTGCCTGAATAGCTGCTTCATTCATATTGTTGGTAACTTTGTCGGGGTCTAACTCCATAGACTTTGCAATCTCACGGATAATGTATTGAAACTTAGCAAACGGTGCAAGTGCTGGATTGCTTGCTACCTGTAAGAACTGCATTAGTCTCTGACTACGTACTTCGTTAGCCATTAGACTTTCTGTACCTCTTGCTCTTACTTCTAAGTCACCTTTTATTTGTGGGTCAAAATCAAACTGCATATTAAATCTAAACAGTCCTTCTCCTAGAGGACGTAGTAGATAATCATCCACATTCTTTATAACAGTTTTTGTGCCACCTGCTGCGGCATTCATTAACATAGATATGCCTGACGCAGTTCTACCTACACCTTGCACACCTGTTTGTCCATGTGCAAACGATGGGAAGCCTGTGCTTTCATCTGCAAGTACACGAGCCTTGTCAAACAGCATCATGTTTTCACTAGACACATTCGGGAACTTTGTACCAAATATAGCCTGACCGGGTGCGCCACCTTGTCTTCGGAACACCTTGCCGGGATATAGTGACAAGTCTTGACCCGGCACTAGGTTTGTTTCATCCACCTCTACAATAAGATTGCCAGACAATACAGCATTGTCAACCGCCATACGCATAAAGCCATTCATCAAAGTCTGTGTATCGTCCATGTTTTCAGCTATACCTACACCAAAGAATGAGTATGGGTTTAGCTCATAAGGTGCGGCATGATATGGTATCCTAGCAGGTTTAAATGGGTTAAGCACCATACGTAGTAACTTACCATTACAAATCCACACGTTTGCTTGTAACTCATCTAACTCCATTAGTTCTTTAGGTATCTCAACACCTGCTTCTTCCATAGCATCTGTATCTACCATACCCCAGTATTCTAGTACGTCAAATCTTTCTACACCGTGTTCTGGTGCATAGTCAGATAAATCATCTTCCCAGTATTCTTTGATGTAGTTCTCACCCATCTGAATGACTTCATCAATTACATTTGCTCTGAACATCGGCCTCTTTTTAAGATTCCGTAATTGCGACCTTGACATCTTGTGTCGTTCAATGACATACTGCGCTTCATCCATATTATTGGCATCAGGGTCAGGATAGAAATTCCATACAGAAACATGGGAAACTTGTGGCATTGTTTTGAAAACTGGGTCATATTCACCATCCTCATTCCAGTTAGGATATTCTTTGTCAACAGCAAATGGACCTTTCATAACACCAGTTCCAAATAATGACATTTCAAATGCAGAGTTTCTAAGATGCTTACTTGCACCAGATTCTTCTAGCTGGTCATGTATCTTCTTCTGCATCATCTTTGCAGCCACCATAGCTGGGCTAAAGGTCACTGAGGTAGGTGTCATGCCCGGACCCTTCTTTAAGCCCGTCTATACCGCTTAATTTGTCCGTTAAAGGACCAAGCATTTCTTCTAGTGTCTTTGCAGTAGCACCTGCTGGTAGGTCTTTACCATCACCTGCAAATCCATATGGACTACTTAATGAAGTATCACCACGCAATTGCTCTGGTTCTTTAGGGTCAAAGTTGACATCTGCAACAACTCCTTCTGGTAATTCAGTAGGGTCAACAGATAAAGGAAACCTATTATTAGCAAAAAGTACATCAACAATTTGACCATAAGCCGCAAGTGTTTTTGTTTTAGTAACTTTAATAAAGACCCGTGACTTTTCAGATTCAGTAAAAGCTACGTCAGGTCCGTATAACCCACGGTAATTGCGATAGGCTTTTAGCCAACGCTGTTCATCTTGATATCTATAATCTTCTGCTCGTTTAAATCTATCTTTAATAAAAGGTATAATAGAAGAAACATCCGCATCTTCAACATTGCTATCGTCTACATCTTCTAGTGAGATAGCATCGTCTTCAATCATTACATTTTCATCTTCTGCCATTTTAATATCCTTAATATCCAAATGTTGAATCTGCTATTGGCATACCACCACCCGGTCTTCCATGTGGGTCATAGTCAAATATACTAAACCTTGGTCGTGACATTATACCATATCTCATCGCATCGTACAAGTGGTCTTCTGCTTTCGTGTCAATATCCTCTGGATTTTTTTTATCCAGTGGCAATGATGGTAACTGTGAGATAATGTCTGTGCAACTACTAAAGAAAACAAGTCTAGGCTCTTCCGTAAATTCATCAACCTGCAGCCGTCTATGTATCTCATTTTTACCAGAAACACGGCTACCTTTGCTTCTGTCTGATGGCCGCCACCTGCAACCCTTTTGTATCATTTGCTCTGCAAGGCTAGGACCAGTATCACCACGCTTATGCCAAAGAGAGCTATCAAGCACACCATACTTAATATTGCCATCTTCAGCTTCTAAATCTAATATCATGTCTGCTAAGTCTGTAGCTAAGACTTTTGACACATACAATTCCCTGTACACAATAAGTTGCTCAGACGGTGAGACAGCAAACCATACAACAGCACTGTAAGAGCCATACCCATAATCACATGCTCTAAACTTAACCCAATTGCTAGGAATATTAAAAGGTTCAACAACATGAATATCACGATTAAACTCTGTGAACGCTGCACCTTCTTTAATATCCCAGTCACCGTCCAAGAGTTGTCTTCTTTGTTGCTCTGGGAGCGACAGGAGCATGGCTTCGTAGTCACCAGCATCTGAGAGATAGGGGTTATCAGATAACCTAGCAGGTATAAACCGCCTTTTGAAAAGAGACTTCCCTGCTTTGCTATGACCTGCAGGATATTTGAGAACTTCACCTGTTTCAATATCTGTCGCATCAAAAGCCTTTCCATAAGATGACGGGTCAATAAACATCTTCTTAACCCAAGCGTGACCTCTTCCACCCGGGTTTGTTGTTGCCCTCATAAAGATAGGCAAATCTGGTGCAGTAGACCTAAGACGAGAACGCATGTAATTCCATGCATAAGGTGACTGCCACTGTGTTAACTCGTCAAAGCCTATCCAGCTAAACGCTAGACCCTGATAGCGAAGAACGTCATCATCTCTATCAAGATAAGACATCCACAGTCTCGCACCAGAAGGGGCAGTCCACTGCATCTTTCTTTCCGACCACTTAATGCCCGGCCATATTTGTGGGTACAACTCTTGTGACTTAAAGATAAGTTCACGAAGTTCTTCTGTTGTATGTCTCAACAACAATCCGCTAAATGCTGGATGCCCCATATAACGTAGTGGGTCTGCTAACATGGCATAGGATTTACCGCCACCTGCTGAACCACCATATAATACTTCACGTTCCCCTGCCGCTAAGAAATCTGTTTGAGGTCCTTCGTTTGGTTTAAATAGCACATTAGCGTGTTCCTCTTCTTGAAACTCATCTAAGTCAATGTCTTTAATCTCAACCGTTGGCTTTTGCGCCTGTTCTTTCTTCAAGCTCTTTCGCTTTGGCGATTGCCGTTTCCGCATATTCTGCCCACTTGCGGATGCTTGCAACCTTGTTCTTACGCTGTCGCTCATTCTCTAACCGTTTCCTTAATCCTACATGTGATATGTATCTATCGCTATTTTTACTTAACCAGTTAGCTACCTCACGATAACTATATTGATTTACATGCTGTCTAGCTTTTTCTAACAAATCTAATTCTGTGGGTATGGGGTCAAGAATGTCAGGGTCTTCTTCATTCTGTTTATATCCAAATGGTACGGTACGTGCTATGCGCGGTATCTGTACCCACTCGTTCTCTTCTTTTATATCTGTCGGTTGTGGAAGTTTCCACTTGCCTATACTTCTAGTCATATGTTTTTACGGTTATCTACAACTTTTACAGGGTTTACATACTTTTTAGTAGTAAGCCCACCACTACTAAAACCTTGACCACTGCCTATTCTTTGAATAACATCAGCTTTTGCCTCACGTAATCGTGAATAGAGTTGACCACCAGAAGTCCACATTCCTTTACGGTCATCTGACTTATCAATATATACCTTATCTCCACTTGGAGTAAGTATATAGTAACTTCCATAACTAGTTTTTTTAAAACCTGAAGCCATTAGTCATCCTCACTTACTGCTTTAGGTGGCATAAGCATAACACCACCTGATGCTTCTACCTGCATTTTCTCTGTCTTTACCAAACCTGAACGGTCTAGCAATTCTTTTGCCGCTGACATCTTATCGCGTATGCCTAGTTCTGTTGGGTCATACAATGCACCTGTCATAGCCATTGCCGCCTTTGGTGCATTACGTGCCATGTACATAGAAGTAGCTTCTAGTATCTCATCCTTCAGTCCTTTGACAATAGAAGTGGTAGGAGTGTTCTCTGCGTACCCAGCAATCTTCTTTGCTTGTACTACATCACCACCTGCTTCTTCAAACAGAACTGCTAAGAACTTCTGCTGTCTTTCATTTAGCTGTCGTGTCACTTCATTTCTCCTGTTGCCATAGCATGAGCTAAACGTGTGGCACGTCCTTTTACTTGCCTTGCCCACCTGCTGTCTAGCATTTCTTTTGCTGCAGTCTTGAAGTCATTGTCATGGATAGCTGCCCACATATTTTTAAACTTCTTTAATCTTGGAACACCCATATTAAATGCCATGTCCATTACTACAAGTTGACGTACACTGTCTAAGCTATCCACGCAAGGGTGCGCTCGACATAGTTCTTCTTCGACAATCTGTACGTCATTCGTTGCTAAATAGACCGCATCTTCTTTAGTAATTCCGTGTTCATATACAACATCCATATTGGGTATATCCATATGGTCAAGTTCTGCTTTACTGATGCCACGGTCTTTTAGGTTTCTTCCGATGCCAATTGTATCAATGCCTAGCGTATCTTGGTACACTGTAAGCACAAGACCTTCTCCATCAATCAGCTTCTTTATAAAGGTTTCTCTATCGTATTTCATTTCTTCTCACTGCTTAACCAAACTGCAAATGCACCTGTCATTGCACCGCTAACTACAGATATCATCGCACTCTGTTGTGTACTGATATCATCTAATGAAATACCCCACTCAATTACTCGTATGTACATTATCGTCATTACAAGCATCATTAAGCGTGGTAGAATCTTGTACTCTAATATTGTCTTTGCAGCCATCTTTATTTCTTTCCGAAGAATTTAGTTGCGCTACGTACTCCAAAAGAAGCAGCCACAATAATGCCAAGACTATACTGATACCACTGAGGCATTGCTTCCAACTGGGCAAAACCATTTGCTACTACCTCTTCCATTCCCGGTATGAATGCTAAGATTAATGGAATACTAAATAGTATGGTAAGCCACTCATCTTTCCACGAAGACTGACTACCTTTAGCCATCTCCAAATCCCAATCAATTTCACCTGTAGCTTTCTTCTGCATTACTACAGCTTCAGCTTGTGCCTTGGCTACCTTAGTAGCTGACTGTGCTTTCTTCTCTTCTACCTTACCTTTTAACCATGTACCAGCTAAATCTGCTACAGGTCCTATGAGTAGATTAAAAGCCACGATTAAATCTTTCTGATGGTTTTCTTCTTGCTCTTCTTACAGGTGTTACCTTCTTATTATCCCGTTTTGGTCGTACAGGTCTTGTAGGTTTTTTACCTGCTCCTTTTGGTGGGTCTATTGCAGGTTGTCTATTTCCTCTGCGTTGTCTTTCTGGTGAGTTAGGCATAGGGTCTACTGTTCGTGTTATTGTTCGCCTTGGTTTTTGTCTTCGTCTTTTAGCTATAGCTTCGGCTCTAGCTTCGGCTCTAGCTTTAGCTCTTGCCATGCGTTCAGCTCTTTTTTTGTCTGCCATAGCATTACGTCTAGCCACGATATCAGCTTTTTGTTGTGGTGTCCGTCTTGTTCTTCTTCTGACTAAACTCATCCTATTCTCCTAAATCTAGCAGTTTTCTTCGCAATATTCTTCGGTTGTTTGACAAACTGTTTGCCCTTTTTTGTTCCTTGGCGTTTCGCTCGTGATGTTGCCGCATACTCCGCAGATGACAGGCTCTGTATCGCTGAAGTAGGAAGGTAACGCTCTCCAGTTTCTGCTGATGGTTTCCCAGATTTGGTTCTCCACTTTTGCTTTGTCCATGACTTTAAACTCTTTTGTGATTTAGCTAATGCCATTATAAACCTTTCAAGAAAACAGCAAACCAAAATATTAAAGCTACACCGCCTAATCCTACAATAATAAGTAAAGTAATAAGTGTTATTTCTATTATTTGTTTTCTTTTCTTACGTGCTGTTTCTTCTGCCGCACGTCTTTTCTTTCTCATTTCTGCTTGAAATCTTTGCCAATCATCCCACAAATGGTATCTACCATATAATTGCATTAACTGTTTAAGTTCGGCTTCCTGTTCTTTTATCTTTTCAAGTACCATAAACTCATCTAAATCATTTGCACCTTGTCCTTTAAATGCTGACCAGAATGAGTTTTTCTTTTTGTGTCCTTCTTTTTCTAGCTTTTCTTTGATTCCAATGTATTCACCAATACTATGTGCGGCACTGGCTAAATCTTTTCCATTCATTACGGTTTGTTTTATAATACCGAATGCAGCATTTGCTGCTGCTAATTCTGCTAACATGTGTTTCCCCTTTCACGTGTAGCAGTTTACTTGTACCCACCACCCTTGGCTTTGTATTGTTTGGCTAACATTTGGGCTTTTCTCGCAGACCATTGACCTGAACGACCACCACTAGTGCCTGATTTTATTCTATTAAACAAGTTCTTACGCATTGTTGGTTTTGTGTAATTACCTGCTTTATTTACTGTTGATTTATTTTTTTTCATATTCTTACCTATTAGGGTCGAAATATTCTTCTACTGAAACTGTTGCAATAATGGTACTAGCTGTTGAGCCAACACCTGATAAAGCATCTCCTGCATTCATAAAGAATGGTTTTCCATCTTCAAATATATACACAATATTTGCACTTGTAGTTAGGCTATAGGCATCTATAATTTGTTGAATAGAACCGCCTGAAGGTGTATATGATAAATCAAATGTTCTATCTGACGTATCTATATTTGACAATGCTAATAGCTTTATCGCGGCCGTAAAGTTTGCTGGTGCAGTATATATAACTGTAGAACTAGTGCCTAATGGGATAACTACATTTGTAAATTTAATAGTATCTATTTTAGGCATTAATTTATCCGCACTTTATCTATACAGATGACTGACCACTTGTGTAGTTTTACATTCCACCTGCCAAGCAGTCTAGCCGTCTTCAGAAATAGATGACTTAAAAATGTCCAGTAAGCATCTACTATGATATTCTTTAAATCAGACATTACTTCTTCTTTAGCCTTGTCAGCCCAAGTATGGGACTTATAGGTGTTTTTGGTTTATTCTTTGCTATTTGATTTAACTTTCGCTTAGTGCGTAATGTTTGCTCACGAGTTAGTTGGCCTATAGTTCCATCTTTTTTTGCATAAGTTTTCTGCCCAGCCTTAACTGCTCTACGTCTTCCTTTAATTTCTGATGTTGTTATTTTTGGCTTTGGGCCATAGTTTTTACGGAATTTTTTCTGGATTTGTTTTGCTCTTGTTGTGTTAATAGGCATTACATAATTTCCTTACTTCTTTTTCTTTAGCATTCCACCACGCATCATTTTCTTCTTAGCCATCTTAGCCATGCCACCGCCACGCATCTTCTTTTGTGCAACACCACCACGCATCATTTTCTTTTTAGCTACTTTTGTTTTACCCATTGCCATTTCGTAATCTCCTTCTATCAAGAACTAAGGCTTCGTATGTATCATCAGGAAAATGCTTATAATATCCTGACTTCTCTAAACTCAGTGCAGCATCATCTAACACTGACAAACGCTGCACAAACACCATGCAGTATTCTAATTCACTACTAGTTATACCATCTTCTTCTAAAAAGTCAAGACCTGCATCACTAGCATCAAACTCTGGATGAAACACCATTAGGTGTAAATCTATACCTGCTAGGCTTAATGCTTCATTCATACCGTCACATAAACCATCTAGGTATTCCATGCTTGGCATATCTTCGTCAGCCCATACAACTATGTCGTAATCGTGGCTATCAAATATCTGTATCTCTGCACGTAGACCTTCAAGACCTGTGTTAACACTGAACATCACCTGATTATCTGCCCACGCTTTAGCTGCGTATGGGCATGGTGGTAATCCGTTTAACTTTACGTTTGGTATCTCAAGAAAGTTATGTGACCAATTACGTATGTCTTGTTCTATTGGGTGCATTAGTTCCCAGTGATTTTATTAAATGCTTCTGGGCTTGCTGACTTTAATGCTTTTAGTCCGGGGTTCATTGTGACACTACCACCTGCTGCATACATATGTGCTTTGCCATATGCCATACCACCACTAGCCATCTTTGCTTTGCCCATACCCATCGCTTTAAGTTTTTTCTTTGGCATTTTACCTATACCTATGGATAATACAGTTACATCATCTTTAGCCATTATACTACTTCCTTAAACTGTTTGCATATTGTCTTAAAGTCATACCTTTTTTATCTAGGTCTGCTTGCGTTACTGCAATCTTTTTCTTGCCATCTTTTCCTGTAAAGTGATTTAAACCTGCTGACTTTGCCCCAGCAACTGACTTAACATCTCTCCATGTTTTCTTATCCATAGAACCGCCAAGTGTTTTATTTACTTGTGCTGCAGTCTTTTTAGGTTTCTTAGCATCTACTCCACCACGTTTTTCAAATACTCTCTGTTGTCTTTCATTGGTATCTGCTGACCTGTCAGGTGCTTTGCGTTTCCTTTTTGTTTTATCACCACCAGCAGGTTTAGCCGCTGTTATAGCTCCTGCAGTAGATATTGCGCCTAATGCTGTATTCGCAACCTTAGTGCCTTTAAGTTTTTTAACGTCTTCTAAACTATTTACAGTTGGTTTAGCTTTAGGAGCAGCTTTAATCTGTTTTGAGGTAGCTCGTTTATAACCTAGCTTTAGCAGTTTATCTGCCATTTTTTTACTGCCTACTCTAAATACCTGTCCACCAAAAAAGAATAATGCTGGTGCTAATAGTGGTAATGGGGCCATTTTAATATTTCTCCTTTAACATTTCCATCGTCTACGTGCTTGACGTAAACGACTGTTTGGGTCGTTAGCCGCTTTAGGAAATTGTTTCATTTGTCCAGCAGACCTAGCACAGAAAGACTTACGTCTTTTTGCATCCTTACTGCCTTTCTTTACCTTGCCTGTTACAGCCGTTTGTAGCTTGCTACCGGGGTTTTTTTCTTCTGTACGCAGCAACACCTGCAGCAGTCATACCTGCACCAGCTTTAGTAGGGCGAAAGTTCTTCTTATTTCGCTTTGGCATGGTGCTAGGTTGACGTGCCATTACTAAATACCCTTTTCCTCTTTGCATTTAAATGAAAACGAGTGTGGTGTTCCCAATGCTTCTGCTACATCTGTGACTATTACTGCAGCACGTTCTACGCAGTGTACTTCTTTTGAGTACGGTCCGTATGCATCTTCAACTATTATACATTGACCTGTCATCATTGAACATGCCATTACAAATGTAGTAAACATTAGTCAGTCCAGCCTTCTAATCTCATATAATCTTCTGTTTCTTTAAGTGTAAATTTACGTGGAGAGAATTTAGTCTCCAATGCATTACGAACATAATACACATCACTGTGTGGTATGTGCAATCGGTCAAGAGTATTGGTACGAATAGCTTCATAGAAAGCTGAAAGTACATTGTCTGTGTATAGTTTTACAGATTTTTTAGCCATTGTCAACTCTTTTTCTGCAATTTTTCTTTACCTTCTTGCCACCAACGTATTCTTTCGGCAATAGCTTTAGCTTCACACAAGCCACAAAGCTTTACAAGGACGTTATCTTTACTGTATATACAAGAATTACAAGCCATAATATATTACTGTACACTTATAGTGTTTCATTTAAGTGTACTTAACAAAGAATCTATAATAAAAGTTTAATAAACATTTACATATGTAACACTTTAAGTGTATGTTTTTCTGTTTTATACTATAATTATACTCGATTTCTATATAGCTGTCAATACATAAAATGCATATACAGAAAAATAATTTCTTATATGGGTATATATTAGTAAAATATTCTACACTAATAGGTTGACACTAACAGTTGCACTTGTGGTTAACACTTTAATTTCCTCATCTGTGTGCTTCTCTGTGTATATATCTACGTACACCGGGGTGGTGTCCTGCCCGTATCGCACTCATTTTGATTCTTTTCTCTTTTTTCCCTGCAAAATTCATCAATGTGAATCAGAAAAACTAGGATAAATCCACATTGAATGCAGAAAAGCTAATGATATCAATGCTTTATGTTTCAATAACCAAGTGTTACAGTATCAGTTGACTATTGTAAGCCATTGAAATTACAAGAAAATATCATATCCGTTTGTTTTGTTTTCGGGCGAG